GGGGCGCGGCGCTTCTTGGTAGGTCGGGCCGCGCCCCGCGACTGGTGTTTTGGCTGGTCAGGGTGTCAGCAGAAGATCCAGCGGAGCCAGAACGGCAGCGCCCGCAACGCGGCTTCGAGACGCTGACTGGCGGCCTGATAACCGGGGGTCTCGTCGTAGGGGGGCGTGGAGTTGGCGCCCAGGTCGCGGTAGGCGTCGATGACCTCGGCCACCCGGTTGTAGAGGCTGGTCCGCCAGTTGTCGCTGGCGACAGTGGCGCTGAGCACGGGGTTCATGTCCTTCTCCTGTCCGTCGGGGGTGATCCGACTAGGTGTTTTGGCTGGTCAGCGGGCGGTTTCGGTGACGCTGTCGAACAGCTCCTTGGCCATCTCCTGCGGCAGGACGCCGCGCTGAATGGCGCCGAGGACCGCGTACTGGCGGGCGATCCGCTCCCGGCCCTCAATGAGCCAGGCGGCGTAGTCCCGGTGCTTCTTCTCGTTCGTCTCGGACGCCTTGTCCAGCAGGGCGGCGGCCTTGGTCAGGTAGTCCGTCTGGCCGCTCGGCACCTGGGGGCCGTAGTTGTCGCCGTACATCTCGTGCTCCTTCTCAGACCGCAGCGCGGTCGGGGTTTTGGCTGGTCAGGACTCGAAACGCTGCCAATTGGTGATCGTCAAAGACGTGACGCCCGGGTTACTCCTGACGATCTGACCAGTGATTTCCTCAAGGTCGTGTTGGGCCCGGATCGGCGTCGGTCGGTTCACCTGGGACCAGCCGTGCCCAACACCTCGACCGTTCGAGAACACGTAGGCGACGAAGTAGCGCATGTCGTCTCCTCCTCAGACCGCAGCGCGGTCAACATCGTCGCTGGTCAGCCGATTCTCGATCTCGGCGTAGAGCGTGTTGGCAGTCATCCGCTCGGCCTGGGCGCCGTAGCGGCTGCCGCTGCCCTGATGGACGCCGGTCATCAACATCGCGCGGCCGTAGTCCCGGATCAGTTCGTCGAGGGTCTTGGTCTTCATCGGAGGTCCTCTCAGACCGCGGCGCGGTCGGTGTCGGGGGTTTCGAACTGGTGGCCGTTGGTCTGTTCGGGCTGCGTCACTTCGGCCTTGGCGCGGGCCACGGCGCGACGCACGGTCGGCTCCGGGAGGGCCGCGTCACGGGCTGCGGCGCGAATCGCCACCTGGTGCGTCAGGACTGCGTCAACCGCCTGACGCAGGGCCGCGTCACGCTGCTCGGCATCCACCGGTGACGCACTCACCGGCCTGCGCATAACGACCTCCCTGACGCGCCGGGACGGGCCTGCGTCAATCTGCGTCACCGCAGGCGGGCGGGGTTGACGCGGTGCGTCATCGTCCTGCGTCGCCGGTGCGTCAGCCGGGTGCGTCGGAGGTGCGTCAGCCGGGTGCGTCAACAGTGCGTCAGTGGGCGCGCCAACCTGACGCAGCTCGGCGACGCGCTCTGCGTCAGCCTGCGCCACGGCCAGGTCCAGGTCGGCCAGACGCGGTGCGTCGTCCCACGGCCGGGCCTTCGCCACGTACCCGGCGAACAGGCCGATGAGGAACGCGGTCGTCGCGGCGCCCAGCGGGCCAACCGACTCGGCAACCAGGGCGGCTGCCTTCAGGTCACCGCCGGTCGACAGGCTCGGGGCGATGTTGAGCGCCAGGGAGGAGAGCAGGGCGCCGGCCTCGATGACCCACGCCCTCCAGTCCGTGTCACCACCAGACGACTGGAGCAGCGCCCGGCCGACGATGATCAGCGCCACGATCGTCAGCAGCGCCGGCTCCATCAGCCACGCCGCCAACCACATGGCCGAACCGGGCTGAAGGTCGAGCAGGTGAGTGACGCCCTTCTGCACCCCGGCGGTAGACCAGAGCCCGAACGCGATCAGGACCGGTAGCCCGATCCACAGGGAAGCCTTCCGGACCGCCTCGACCCGCAGGGCACGGACCTCGGCGGAGCGGTTGATGTCAGCCCGGATCCGGGCGCGGGCGCCGGAGCGGGATGCCCGGCGGTACAACTCGGCGAGCTTCGCGGCCTCCGACTCATCCCGTGCGCGCTCGCGGCGGGCGAGCTTGCGGGAGGCCGCCAGTTCGTCGAGCGCCGCGAGCGCGTCCTGCTGCACGACATCGAGCCGGCGCCGCTCCCGAAGGTCGACGTGGTTCACGTCGCGCAGGGCCCGCCGCTCGGCCAGCTTGGTGGCGATCTCGGTGACGCGGGGGGCGATGGCCCGTTCGATGTCGGAGAGGTTCATGGTCAGCGTCCGTCCTGGCGGACATCCCGGCGGACCCGGAAGTAGGCGACCAAGAGCAGGGTCGCACCGGCCAGCGCCAGCGCGGTACCGGGCCAGCCGGACACGGGGGCCGCAGCGCCGATGAGGGTCAGGCCGAGAGTGAGCAGCAGCCAACGCATCACGCCACCGCCCGGCGAAGCACCGGCACGCGGGGGGAGGTCAGCGTCATCTGCCAGGTGCCGCCGTCCGCGAGCGCGATCCGGTCTCCGGACAACCCGCCCGCCGCGACCGCAGGACCGGACGGGGTCACGAACCGCTCGATCTCGTGGGGCTCACCCCAGAAGTCGATGACGTCGCCGATGCGCAGCTCGTCACGGGGGACGAACTCGGGGGCGGTGGGGGCCAGGGTCTGCGTCAGCATCACGCCACCGACGCCATCGACAGGACGCTGCCCTCGGACAGGTCGTGCCCGGTCATCACGAACAGGTAGGCGGCGATGGCGTCCAACACCTGCTGTTCGGTCACGTCCAGCGCGGCCGCCAGGGCCGGCGTCGACTTCTCGGCCGCGCCAGTGTGCAGCAGGGTGTACGCCTGGTACCCGAGCCGGGCCGCCTGAATCGGGCCGAAGCTGGGAGCAGCGGACGGGGTGCTCGCCTGGGTGACGGGCACAACCGACAGGTGACGCTCGGACGTGGCAGACTTACGCATGTTGGCCCCTCTCATGGGCTGGCTCGGAACCCTCGTACCGAGATGTCTGGCGAGACTCGACTCGGCGCGGGGGTTCTTTTTCGATCTACTCGCGCTACCACCTCTTGCGGGTCGCAAGTGGGGCTTGACCATTCCCACAGTAACGACGGGTCCTGCCATGCGCAAGGGGGGCTTGCGGGGACTGTAGAATGCCCCGCATGATGGACCCCACGACCCAGCATCCGGAGGTGAGAGACCTCTTGCAGATCGCCGACCCCGTCGAACGAGCGAAGCGGGCCAACGACGTCATCAGCGAGCACCAGACTCTGATCAACGATGTTGCGCAGGTACGCCGCGCCGCCCTCGAAGAGATGATCACGGCCGGAATGTCACAGACCGAGATCGGCAAAAAGCTCGGCATGACCAGGGCGCGGGTGGGTCAACTGCTGTCCGCAGGGCCTCGGCCGGAGCGGGCATTCCTCGGAGGCGGCACCATCATCACGATCGCGGCTGGCGGGAAGCCGGACAGCGGCAAACGGGACAGCCAGCCCAAAGCCCTGGTGTCCGGCGAAGCGATGGCAGCCTACGAACGGATCGCCGAACTGGCCCGGACCCTCGGCCTCAAACCGGCACCCGTCGAGGTCGTAGCGCCGCCCGGAAACGTCAACCTCAACCGCCCCGGGCTCATCGTCCTGGGCGGTCCGCGAATCCTGCCGTTCGTCGGCCAGATCCTTGAGGCTGACCTGCACCTCGGCTTCGGCGAGGACGACAGCGGCCGGTTCCTGTTCGACCGCATGGAGGATCGCGAGTACCGGTCACCGCTGGATACCGGCGGGCACGGTGACTACGCCTACATCGGTCGACTCCCCCGACCTGACGGGCGCGGCACGTTCCTCTACCTGGCGGGAATCCATGCACTGGGCACCAAGGGTGCCGCCCACTACATCGAGGCCAACATCGACCGCCTCTACAAGGACATGACGACCCGGCGGTTCTCCGTCCTGATCGAGTGTCGGGCGGACCCGAAGACCGGCGACATCATCAAGACCGGCACCGTGACTCCGATCCACCGCCACGAGGGGATCGGCTGATGCGAGTCGTGTTCGCCAGCGAACCGGGAACTCCCGGCCGGGACAACGAGGACTGGGTATCCACCACGCCTCACGTTGTCGCCGTGCTCGACGGGGCAACCGCCCGCACTGACACCGGCTGCGTCCACGGTGTGGCCTGGTACGCCACCAAACTCGGTGCCGCTGTGGCCAGTCGGGCTGGCGATCACGACGTGCCGTTGGCGACTGCTCTCGCTGGCGCCATCGCCGACGTGGCTGCCCTGCATCCTGGTTGCGACCTCAGCCACCCGGGCACCCCGTCCGCAGCTGCCGGGATCGTCCGCGTCGGAGAGGCCAACGTCGAGTACCTGGTTCTGGGCGACGTCTCGGTGATCGCCGATGTTGGCGACGTAGTCCGATCCATCAGCGATGGTCGGGTCAGCCACACAGCCCGGAAGGAGCGAGCCGAGGCGAACCGTCACCCGATCGGCTCGCCCGAGAAGGTCGCGGCGATGGCCGCAATGAAGCCAGTTGAGCTGGCCGCCCGCAACCGGCACGGCGGGTACTGGGTGGCCGAGACGGACCCGGCGGCGGCTAGGCACGCACTGACCGGCACGCTCCCTCGTAAGACCGTTACGCGCCTCGCTGTCGTTACGGATGGCGCGGCTCGGGCAGTCGCGTTCGGCCTGATGAATCCGATCGGGCTACTCGACACACTGGACACGTACGGCCCGTCGAGTCTGATCGACCAGGTAAGAAACGCCGAGCGGTCCGATCCGACAGGTGTTCGCTGGCCGCGCAACAAGCAATCCGACGACGCCACGGTCGTCTACGTACGGCTTGAGGAACCGAGCCGTGACCGGGCCCGATTGCTAGCATGAGATGCCAGGTTCCGCGCAGCTGCGCGCCCGCCCCCGATCACTCCGGTGGTCGAGGGTTCCTGTTATCGGGGTCGATGTCTTGTCCCCCGAACGGGTGTCAGCCGCGCGGGTCGATCTACTGTCGACCGAACGGTTGTGCTAAGGGCGTCCTAATTCGAACGTCCGTTTAGGAACGTCGCCAGGCCATTGACCTGCGTAGGTAACCGCGATGTAACGTGATCGGCCAGAAGCGATCACGCTGGTGTGGCCCAGACCCCGCCGACACCGCGCTGACGGCCTACACGGGAGGGCCACGTGCAGCGTACTGTCCGTACCCTTCAACGCCTCGCCCTGGCCGCCGGGTTCTGCGCCGCAGCCTGGGTCGCCGCCGAGGGACTCGACCACGGCACGGCCTGGGCCGACGACGTGCCGGTCCGGATCGAGCAGGAGCGGCCAAGCGAGCGGCCGGGGGGTCTGCTCGACGAGCTGCTGGACAGCGTCCTACCCGACCCGCCAGCTGACGACGAGGACAACGGCCGGGGCGACGGCGGCAACCAGGACCCGCCGCCCGACGACACCGAAGACGAAGCACCTGAACGCCCGGCCGAACCGACGCCAGAGCCCGACCCCGAGCCTGAGCAGACGGAAGAGCCGGAACGTCCACGTCCGATCGAAGAACTGATCGAGGACGTCGTGGACGTGGTGATCCCGGGGCCGGTGGGAGGAGACGACGGCAGCCCGCAGCTCCCCGTCGACCCACCACCGGCCCCGGTCACCGAACCGCCCACCACGCCGATCAACGACCCGGAGCCCGAGCCCGTCGTTGAGCAGCCCGGTACGCCGACCACCGAGGCGGCCAGCCCGACATTCGGCGGTGAGCACCAGCCGGCACCATGGACCAGCGACCTCACCATCTACGACTCGCAGACCGACCTGCGCACGGGCGGGCTGGTCTGCGGCAGCCGGGACGACGACAGCGGGACAGGCCGCGACAGTCGCACCGGCGCCAGCATCCGGGACCGGCTAGCCTTCCCCCGTGGGTTGGCCGGTCCCGGACTGGTACCGCTCGGCGCCCCGTGTGATCCGGACGAGCCTGTGGTGAACCCCGACCCACTGTCGTCCACCCCGCCACCCCCGACCTCCGACCAGATCCTCGTCGCCCCAGGCCCATCGACACGCCTCTGGGTGCTCGACTACCGCCGCGACGCAGCGATGCACGATCGGTACAACGACGCGCTGCCAACGAGCAGACTCACCCTCTGGCCGCCTGGGCCTGGCTGACTGGGCCCGGCCGCGATCTGCCACGCGGTCTCCGTGCCGGATGCACGCAACGACGCTGCATACCGGCAGGAGGTGTAGCCAGCCCACCTCCGACCATCACCCTCCCCGATGGAATCGGAGCCAAATCGTGAACACCCGCACATGGAGCATCGCCGGCTGCATCGCCGGAGTCATCACCCTCATCCTGCTGACAACCCTCGTCACCCTCGCGTACGGCGCCGGTGTGCAGGGCGGACCAAAGTTCAACGTCTTCATCGTGGTCACCATCCTGGTGGGCTTCCTCTCGATCAACCTGCTCACCGGGGCTGCGGTGGTCCGGGCGTTCAAGAGGCACGGAAGCCAGTACGTCGAGGGCGTGAAAGACACCGTCGACCGGCTCGCCGAGGCTCTGCCCAACGCGAAAGTGCGCCGGATCAGTTAGGGCCACTGTCCCCAGAATGTCCCCACACGCAGAGAAATGGCCCTCCGATCGATGTCTGGAGGGCCATTTCTGCTGGTAAAGCGTGGTGGGGCGGGCGGGACTCGAACCCGCGACCGAGGGATTATGAGTCGATCGGAATCCCTTGCTCTGACCTGCGGGTACATCCTCTGACCTCGAAAACCCATGTGCGTTCGGTACGTTCGGTGACCCCGGAGACCGGTCGGAGCATGTCAGTTGTCCCCTTGTCCCCATAGCCTAGATCCATGGCGTCGATCGAGGAGCGCGGCGACTCGTACCGGGTGATCTGGCGTTACGAGGGTCGCAAGCAGTACACCACGTGGCCCACCGAACCTCTCGCTGAGCAGGCCCGCGACATCGCCGAAGGGCACCGGCACCAGATCAGCGCCGACGACGTCTACGAGGCCATGGGCGTGGTGGAGGAGCCCGAGGAACCGGCCGGGCTGACACTGCGGCAGTGGGCCGACGAGTGGCTGCCATCGAAGACCCGCATCACCCCCGGCACCCGGGCCCGATACGAGCAGCAGCTCCGCGATCACATCCTGCCCACCTTCGGCGACATACCGATGACCACGATCACCGCCGTCACCGTCGGCACCTGGCTCAACCAACTCAGCGCGGTCATGGGCAGCCCCAAGACCGTCACCCGCTACTACTCGCTGCTGCACACCCTGCTCGAAGCCGCCGCCAGACACGGACACATCGACCTGAACCCCTGCCGGGCCACCGACTTCGTCCGGGACCAACGCGCCGACGATGACACGGGCGAACACCACGCCGTCTACCTCACCCCACGCCATTTCGAGACGCTCCGTGCCCAGTTCGCCGAGCAGTGGCACCCGCTGCTCGACTGCATCATCGAGACCGGGATGCGCTGGGGTGAGGTCACCGCGCTGGCCGCCAAGCACCTCGCCGCGCCGACACCCGGCAGGGGCCCCCGGATCCGGGTCTGGCGGGCCTGGAAGGAAGCGAACGGCACCCGGTACCTCGGGGCGACGAAGGGCCGCAGCAAGCGGACCCTGCCGATCGGCGCCGACCTGTACAAGACACTGCTCGACCTGGTCGACGGCGGCACACCGGACACGTTCATCTTCCGGGACGACAACGGCGAGGCCCTGGACTACGACCGGATGTATGACCGAGTGTGGCAGCCAGCGTTGCTGCGTGCTCGACGGTGCTCTGACCATCCACCGGCGGACCGCGGTGAGTTGGTGCCCGGGGCCCGGGGTCGGTGCCGGGACTTCGGCGGGCAGCGGGCCAACGGGCAGGCATGCGGTTCGCGGGTCGTGCCGGGCACCAACCGCTGCGCCCAGCACTTCGGCCCGCCAGCTGGAGCCGCCTCCAACTGTGACTGCCCAGACGTGCTCCGATCGGCGCCGTCGTGGCACGACCTTCGGCACTCGCACGCCATGTGGTTGTTCAGCGATCCTCGGATGACCCCCCTGGCGATCTCGCGCAGGCTCGGCCATCAGCAGCTCGCGACGACGAGCGAGATCTACGGGGACCTGATGCCGGAAGCGGAAGAGCTTGCGGTCGACGCGGTGGCGGATGCTCGACGGTCGGGGCGCGGCGAGAGTTAGCCGGCCTTCCGGTCGCGGTCGTCGGCATCGGCGGCCTGCTCGTTGACGCGAGCGAACACATCGAGCAGTTCGAGCATCGTCTGCCGCTGGGTCTCGGTGTAGTTCGGGTCGCGTAGGACAGCGTCGCGGGTGCTGACTCCACCCGATCGAGGTAGATCCGGCACCAGTCGTGCGAGACGGTGTGCTTCGTCCTGGTCGACGTCCAAGGCTGTGGCCAACGAGTTGACTGTGGCTGCGGCGGGTGCCCGCTTGCCCTTCTCCAGTCGGTCAACTGTCGTCCGGGCGATGCCCGACTGTCGGCGTAGTTCCTCGTCGGTCCACCCACGGCTCGCCTGTTCGCGCTTCACGCGTACCCAGAAGTCGTACGCAACGCCTCGATCGGACCCGTCAGCCATGTAGCAGGTTGTAGCACGGAAACACGTTTCGGACATAGGCCGGGGTCCCGAGTACTCACATCTCGGCATCTGAAGTTCTGCCCTTGCAGCGTCTTGTCGCGTGTTCTTTCGTGTTGTAGCGTAGTGAACGCACAACCCGCTACGACTCGCTAGAAGTCGGAGGACCACGTGGAAGCCGAATTCCTGACCGTCGATGAGGTAGCCACCGCGCTGCGGGTCTCCCGCTGGAGCGTCGGCCGCTACATCGACGCCGGGGAGTTGGAGGCCGTCAAGACCGGGCCACCTGGGCGAAACGGAGCGGTGCGCATCCCACTGCGCAGCTACCAGGCATTCATCCAGCGCAACACCGTCACCGCCTCCGAGGAGGAGCGATGACCGACCCGACCCCGACGGGACTCCCCCGTCTCCACTCACTTCCCGAGGTGGCTGAGCAGATCGGCATCCCGCTGCGGACCCTGCGCGAGCAGGCCCGAGCCCGCCGGTTCGACCACGTGCGCATCGGCCGCGAGCGGTACCTGACCGTCGAGCAGCTCGACGCCCTGATCCAGTTGACCACGGTCACGACCGAGCGCAGCGATGCACTCGCCTCGGTCCGTGACCGGGTGACCCGTCAGCGCCGCCGCAAGGCCACCCAGCGCCCCGCCGCCTGACCCCCGGTCCCGGCCACCCGGCCCGGACATGGAAACGGCGCCCCGCATCCCCAGCCAAGGCAACGCGGAGCGCCAACAACCCCAGGGAGTATCGCATGAAGCATTACATCCTCACTGATAGCGGCGAGGTCCAACCTGTCGACAACCCCGAGCAGTGGGTCCAGTGGTTCTCGGCCAATACCGATGCCCGCCGGGTAGCCCGGACCCAGGTCGGGGACGTCGAGGTATCGACGGTCTTCCTCGGCATTGATCACCAGTGGAGTGAAGGCCCGCCGCTGCTGTTCGCGACCATGATCTTCGGTGACGCCCACGGCAAGTACCAGTGGCGGTGGACGACCCGCATTCAGGCACTCGCCGGCCACGACCAAGTCGTCACGGCGCTGCGCAACGGCGACTCCCTGACGAGCGTCCGATGAACGCCCCGGACCGTCGCGCCGAACTGGTCACCAAACTCCGGCGGATCAACGCCGCGGAACCCGGTCAGCGACAGGACTACGTCTACGTCGTCGGTCTCATCAGCGCCATCGTCGACCTGCCGAGCCGAACTGACGCGGCGAAGCTGGAAGAGATCCGACAGACCATCGATGCCCTGCGGCTGAGCCGGCGCTCCGACCGGCTCGGCGACGACGTCGAGGCCGGTGCGTGATGCCGACCCGGGACCAGATCGCAGCCCTCCGGCTCGCCGTCGTCAGCTACGGCACCGCCTGCATCGATATCGGCTCCGCCGTCGGCCCCGCCCGCGACCGCGCCCACCGCGCTGCGACTGCCCGGCACGCCGAGGTGGGTCGGCTGATCAACGCGTTGATCGACGCCCCCGACCTGGGTGACGTCGCCTCCGGCCTGGTGCCAGTACGGCTCACCGGGGGCTGGAATTCGTCGTCCCGCGCCGCGCTGGAAATCATCCGCCGCCAGGACGACGAGGGCGGTGTGGCATGACCGCCCCGCTGACCGCCCTCGTCGAGCGGTACCGCATCGGCCTGCGCCACATGGACCCCGCCGCGCTGCCCCGGTCGCCGGTCGCCGACGAACTGCGGCACCAGGTCGACGCCGAGCAGGAGTACCGGCGGGCCGAGGCTCGCCAGATCGGAGCGACGTTGTGACCACCCGGACGATCAAGCGACCGAAGCGGGTCATGCACCCCGGGTCGGCCTGCTGCGACCTGACCCAGGACCTCGCCGGCTGGATCGAGCGCCAACGCGCCCGGTTCGCCATTGAGCACCGCTGGGCCCGGGTCCTGTCCAAGCGTGGGCAGCGACTCCGCCGCGAGGCCATCAAGGCCCAGGTTCGCGGCAACGCCGGCCGTTCGAACGCTCTCGACGACGAGGCGATGGTGTGCTCCAGCCGGGCAATGGTCATCTACCAGTCGGTTCTGATGAACGAGGGTCACGTCGACCGGGTTGAGGCTGGGCACCAGTGGCGTCTCGGCGGTGCGCGATGACCACCACCCCGCAGCGACCCAAGGACCCGGCGCCAATCCTGCCGCGCCACCCCGCGTACGCCACCCAACTCCGACCCACCGACGCACAGGTCACCCGGTACCGGCTAGCCCTCCGGGCTCTCGACGGTGCTCCCGAGGCGCAGGCCGACGCTGCGTTCGACCTGATCGAGGGTCAAATGCTGGCGCTGGTCATCGTCCTGGAGGGTCTGCCCGAGGTACTCGCCGCGCATCCGGAGATCGCCGGCATCCTGCGCCAGGCCGTCGCCGTGTCGCACGCCTGGGAAGAGGTCTGTGGCCTCGGAACGGCGGTGCGGCGATGAGCACCACGACCGCCCTCGTAGCCGTCCTCTGCGCGGTCGCCCTGGCCGCCATGTTCACCGCCGGATACCTCGCCTGCTGGTGGCGAAACCGCCCGCTGATCAACCGGCTCACCGCCACCGCTGCGGCACACCGCGCCACCCCCACCGGGCCGACGACCGCTGCCGAGCACCACGCAGCAACTGAGGCGTGGCGGGCCAGGCAGATCGCCCGGGTGACCGAGTTCGACATCGCACAAGGTCGGAGGGCCGCCGCGTGATCCTCCGCCGCTACGCCGTGACCATCCGGCAACCCGGACGCCCGACGGCGGTCCACAGCCGCCACTTCACCCTCCGCGCCGCCCGCCACCGCGCCCACTGGCTGAGCGGACTGACCGCGCTGGCCGGTGCCGTCGTGCGCCCGGCCGCCCTCGCCGAACTGGAGACACCGCGATGACCACGACCCCGCACATCAAGCCCGTCAGCCTGGAGCAGGAGATCGCCGACCGCTTCAAGCGCGACACCGCCGACCACGTGATGACCGTCCTGCACGACGACGGCCTGTACCGGCACATCCGGTGCGCCCGGCCGGAGCGGTCGTGGAACGCCTGGTTCGAGGTCATCACCTGGCCCGGTTCCCTGGCCATCAAGGGCGACATGGGCGGGGCCTACATCTTCTCCCGACTCGACGACATGTTTGAGTTCTTCCGCAGCGGCGGCAGCAGCCACGGAATCAACCCCGGCTACTGGGCCGAGAAGCTGTCCGACCACGGGCGGTCCGTCCGGACGTACAGCGAGGACGTGCTCAAGGAGCACATCGAGGACTGCCTCAAGGAGTACGCGGAGGGCTACGCCGACCAGGTCGCCGACTACGCGCGGGCCAAGGAGGTGTACGACGGGCTCCCGCTGCTAGAGCGAGCGACCCGGCCGGCGCCGGTGCAGCCACGAAACGCCACCGAGATCCGCGCACTGATCGCCAGATGCGACGAGGACGGCGAACTGTCGCACCCCGACGAGGCCCGGGACCTGCTGCGCGATCTGGAGCTGGCCGGCGTCTGCTCCGACACCTGGGAGTGGAACCTCGACGACTGGGACTGGCCGTTCCTGTGGGCCTGCCACGCCATCGTCTGGGCCATCCGGCAGTACGACATGGCCAAGGCCGGGGAGACGCTGCCGCCCCCGGTGACGCCGGCCCAGCAGACCACGGCGCAGCCCGAGGCTCCCGCCGGCCGGATCACGACGGTCGAGATGGACGGGGTGTCGCGATGAACGCCTCGCGCTGGCCCCGACTCGACGCACTCTTCCATCGGAACCGCGACCCGGAGCACACCGGCGCCGACGCCACCTGGTCGCCGCTGGCCGACCTCCCCGCCGACGACGGCCGGCTCATCGCCCCCGCTGGCGACTACGAGCCGCGTCACGCCGCCCAGCACGCGGCCCCCGAGGTCGACGAGACCAAGCGGATCGGTGGCGTCATCGCCGTCGACAGCCGGGGGATCGCCGTCGACATCCCGCCGCAGACCGTCACCGTCGCCGCTCCGAGCGCCGTGCCGCCGTGGGTCCGGGCGCGCAACGCCGGGCCGAACACGTTCATCCCCGCCGGCAGCGAACTGGAGCTGACCGGGCGGCTCGACCCGACGGAGGTGACTCGGTGAAGGGCTCCCCGAACACCCCCAGCCGGCGCCTGCGAGGAATGGCCCTCGGACTCGCTGAAGACCACCTCACCGGACGGCGACGGGCCGACGCCATGGCCTGGATCCGGGAACCCAACCGCCGCGCCAGCGACCTGCACCAGTTCATCGAGCGCCTCGTCGCCGCACACCAACCGAAAGCCGAGGTGTCGCGATGAACGCCCCGACCCTGACCCGTGGGCGATGCGCCCCGCTCGCCGGACTCCGCCCCTGCGAGGTCCGTGACCCCGAATGGTGGACCACCGGCAACCCCGGCAACGCCGCCGCCATCCTCCTGTGCCGGACCGCGTGCCGGTTCGCCGGCGAATGCCCCGACCGAAACCCGAACCCCGTCGGCGTAATCGTCGCCGGCACCGCCCACAACGACTGGGGCAAACCAATCAAGGTTTGCGACCAGTGCGGCCACCCATGGCACCAGCGGATCGCCGGCAGGCCCGCCACCTGCATGTGTCCACGCACCGCCGCCGACCACCGCGCCACGATCGACACGATGCGGCGAGCCCGCAAAAGCTACTCCCAGATCTCCCGGGCGACCGGCCTGACCCGGGCCACGATCCGGAACTACGTCACCGACCAAGCCATCCGCCAAAAGGCTGCGCTGCTCGGCACGCAGATCCGGCCCGCCGAGCACCACGAGCAGATCGAGGCGATGCGCCGTGACGGCGTGGCGTGGGCCGACGTCGCCACGACGATCGGCTGCACCCACAACGCGCTGATGGGCTACGTCAAGCGGCAGCGCGATCGGGGGCTGATCGCGGCATGACCAGCTATCAGGAATTCCTCGCCCGCAAGGCGGTCGCCGCCCGGCAGGTCGGGATCGAGGTCGACGTCGACTTGGTGCACCCGAGCCTGCACGCGTGGCAGGCCCGGATCGTCACCTGGGCGGTGCGCGCCGGTCGTGCCGCGATCTGGGCCGACACCGGCCTGGGTAAGACCCGGATGCAGTTGGAGTGGGCCCGGCTATCCGCCGACACCACGCTGCTCGTGGCGCCGCTGGCGGTGTGCGCGCAGACCGTGCAGGAGGCCGCGCGGATCGGTATCACCGCGCGGTACGTCCGGGACGGCGCGGCCGTCGACGGGCCCGGCATCTGGGTCACCAACTACGAGATGGTCGAGCACTTCGACCCGACCCGGCTCGGCGCCGTGGTGCTCGACGAGTCCTCGATCCTCAAGGACGTCACGTCGAAGACCCGCGACAAGCTGATTGCCCACTTCGGCGGCGTGCCCCGGCGGCTGTGCTGCTCGGCAACTCCGGCACCCAACGACGTCGCCGAGCTCGCCAACCATGCCGAATTCCTCGGCACGGCGACGCGGCGAGAGATGCTCTCCACCTACTTCATCCACGACCAGGACGGGTGGCGGGCGAAGGGTCACGCGCGGGCGCCGATGTTCCGGTGGATGTCCACCTGGGCGGTCGCCCTGCGCCGGCCGTCGGACATCGGCTACAGCGACGACGGCTACGTACTGCCGGAACTGCGGATCACCCCACAGCTGATCCCCGTCGACCTGCCGGCGCCTGAAGGGCAACTGTTCGCCACCACGCTCGGCGGGGTCGGCGGACGGGCCGCGGTACGCCGGGCCACGCTCGATGCCCGGGTCGACCGGGCTGTGGAGATTGCCAATGACTGCCGACGAGCAGAAGCGCCAGTACATGGCGGACTGGTACGCCCGGAACAGGGATCGAGTGAAGGCGTACCGGGAGGCGACGAAAGATCAGCGCAACGCCCGACGGCGGGAGCGATACGCACAGGAGGCCGAGCACCGAGAGCAGATGAAGTCGGATGTAGCGAACTACCGTCGCCGAAACCCGTTGGCCCGCCGAGCGTCGACGTACAGCCTGGATCGGTCGGAGCTGGAGCTGATGCTCGACCAGGGCTGCTCGGTTTGCAGGGCGCATCCGGAAGCGGACTCGACCTGCCGGTTGCACGTGGACCACGATCACAAGACGGGCACGGTCCGTGGTGTTCTCTGTCAGTCCTGCAACTTGGCGCTGGGACATCTGGGCGACGACCCGATCCGGGTGATGGCGCTGTTCGAGTACCTCATGCGTGCCAAGACCAGTGGCTGATCTGGTGCGGACTTAACGACGAGCAGGACGCGCTCGCCGAGGTGTTCGGCGAACAGTGCGTCTCCATTCAGGGCAAGACGCCCTGGCGAAAAAAGCTTGAGCGGGAGCAGGCGTGGCGCGAGGGCCACGTTCGCATCCTCGTGACCAAGCCCGATGTCTATGCCCACGGCATGAACTGGCAGCACTGCGCCCGGATGGTCTTCGTCGGGCTCAACGACTCGTACGAGTCCTACTACCAGGCCATCCGCCGCTGCTGGCGGTACGGCCAGACGCGCCCCGTCGACGTGCACATCGTGCTGTCGGAACTGGAGGGCCAGATCGCCACCAACGTCACCCGCAAAGAGCGCGAGGCCGCTCGATTCACGGGTGAGTTGGTGGCGGCAATGAACGCTACTCGGACGGGGGTGGCGGCGTGATGTCGTCGACCACCTCGATGCCGAGCCGCGCCAGTTTCTCGCGTGCGGCGGCCAGCAGGAACTTGGTCCGGTCGGTGCCTTCTGCGTCGGCGCCTGCCGCAAGGGCCTCCCACATCGGATCACCGATGCGGACCGCTCGCAGCGTAGTTCCGCGCGGCACGTCAGGCCACCGGGGCGTATCGCTCGGCCAGCTTGACCGCGACCCGGGATGCGAGCACATCGCCGCTTCCGGTGGCCTTGCCGTTGCGAACGAGCACAACCGGCTGCCCCTTCGCGGCCTCGGCGGTGACCTTCTGGACCTTGGCGTTGCCGCTCAGGTCATCCATGGTGCCGTCGCCGTTGTCGCGGAAAAACCAGCCGATCTGGTCCTGAACGATGTCGCCTCGCATGTCGCCCTCCCCTGTAGGTGTATCTACACACTAGCGCGTGTATCTACACGCGTCAACAACTGGAGCGCCGCCACATGAACACCGAAACCTACGACGCCACCTACCTGACCGCCGAAGAGTCTGGCTCGACGTGGCGGCTGCTGCTCGGCGACTCGTGCGAACGGCTCGCCGAGATCGAGGCCGACAGCGTCGACATGTCCGTCTGCTCACCACCGTTCGCCCAGCTCTACAACTACTCACCGAGCCCGCGCGACCTGTCCAACAGCCGCAGCCGGGGCGAGTTCCTCGATCACTACCGCTACGTGATCCGGGAGCAGTTGCGGGTCACCCGGCCGGGCCGGATCGCCGCGGTGCACGTCGCCGACATCACCCAGCAGAAGGTCATGCACGGCGTGATCGGGCTGACCGACTTCTCCGGCGAGGTGGTTCGGGCCTTCGTCGACGAGGGCTGGATCTTCGACGGGCGGGTGACCGTCGACAAGGACCCGCAGGCGCAGGCCATCCGCACCAAGAGCCACAGCCTGCTGTTCGTCACCAAGGACCGCGACGCCTCCATGCTCCGGCCGGCGCTGCCCGACTACCTGCTCAAGTTCCGCAAGCCCGGCGACAACCCGGTGCCCGTGAAGTCGGACGTCAGCAACGAGGAATGGATCGCCTGGGCCCGGCCGATCTGGCTGGGCATCCGGGAGACCAACACGCTCAACACCCGGGTGGCGAAGGACGACGCCGACGAGCGGCACATCTGCCCCCTGCAGCTCGATTTCATCGAACGCTGCATCCGGCTGTGGTCGAACCCGGGCGAGCTCGTGCTGAGCCCGTTCGCCGGCATCGGGTCCGAGGTCTACACCGCGGTGAAGGTCGGCCGGCGCGGGCTCGGCATCGAACTCAAGCCCTCGTACTGGCGAACCGCGGTCGACAACCTGCGGACGCTCGACCACGAGATGGCCCTGCCCAGTCTCTTCGACGCGATGGGAGACGCCGCGTGATCACCATCACCGACCTGTTCTGCGGAGCGGGCGGGTCGAGCTCCGGCGCCATCCAGGTTCCAGGCGTGCGCGTCCGGATGGCCGCTAACCACTGGCGACTGGCGGTCGACACTCACAACACGAACCATCCGGGCGCCGACCACGACTGCGCGGACATCTCCCAGACCGACCCCCGCCGCTACCCGAGCACTGACATCCTCTGGGCCTCGCCGGAGTGCACCAACCACAGCCAGGCGAAGGGTCAGAAGCGGGACAGTCTGCAACCGAACCTGTTCGATGAGGTCCTGCCCGACGAGGCGGCGGAGCGGTCTCGGGCGACGATGTTCGACGTCCTGCGGTTCGCCGAGGTCCACCGGTACGCCGCGATCATCGTCGAGAACGTCGTCGACGTTCGAGACTGGATTCTCTGGCCGTCGTGGGCAGTCGGGCTGGACAACCTCGGCTACGACCACCAGGTCGTTTACCTCAACTCGATGTTCGCCCAGCAGGTCGGCGCTCCCGCACCGCAGTCCCGCGACCGGCTGTACGTCGTCGCGTGGCGGAAGGGGAACCGCCGGCCGGACCTGGAGACGTGGACCCGCCCCGCCGCGTGGTGCCCGACCTGTGACCGGTCCGTCCGGGCCGTGCAGGCGTGGAAGCGCCCCGACCGGCGGCACGGCCGCTACCGGCAGCAGTACCTGTATCGGTGCCCACGCACCCAGTGCCGCAACAGCGAGGTGTTCCCGGGCGTGCTCCCCGCCGCCGCCGCGATCGACTGGGCGCTCGTTGGGGACCGGATCGGGGATCGGACCCGGCCGCTCGCCGCGAAGACCCTCGCCCGGATCGAGGCCGGGCTGCGCCGGTACGCCAGCGCCCCGTTCATCACGGTGCACCGAGGCGGCCCGTCCGACACCCGCACGACCTCGATCGAGGAGCCGCTGCGGACGTTGACCGCTTCGGGTAATCACCTCGGCTCTGTGGTGCCGCCGATGCTGGTGCCCGCCGGAGGAACGTGGAACGACTCCGGCACCCCGGTCACGGAGCCGTTCCGGACACGGACGACCCGGGACACCGAGGCGCTGGTGGTGCCGGTCGAAGGACGCGACGGGATCTCCGCCCGGCCGGCATCGGACCCGGCCCGAACCCAGACCGCCCGACTCCAGGACGCGCTCGTGGTGCCGCTGCGAAACAACGGGGTAGCCCGGTCCGCCGATCACCCGGTGCCGACCGTCGCGGCGGCCGGAAACCACCACGCACTCGTCATGCGAAACAACACCGCACGCGGCGACCAGGGCCAGATGTCCACGCCGGTTGACGAGCCCATCCGAACCCAGACCGCCTCGTCGATGCAGTCACTGATCCGGTGGGACCACCTGCTGGTGCCGTACTACACGACCCGAGCGACCGCCAAGCCTGTAAGCGACCCGATCGGCACGATCCCGACGGTCGACACCTACTCCCTGCTCGGCCCGCAAGTCGCGGTCGAGGACTGCACCTTCCGCATGTTGGAGCCCCACGAGATCCAGGCCGCGATGGCGTTCCTGCCCGGCTACGTGGTGCTCGGCAACAAGCGGGAGCGGGTCCGGCAGCTCGGAAACGCCGTCACTCCGCCCGCCGCACGGGACCTCATCGCCGCCGTCGTCGAGTCCCTGACCGGCGAGGCACCCACTTCGAGGCGGACGGCATGACCACCCACCGGCACACCCCTGACCTACTCCGGGCCGCCGCCGAGACGGCTCGGACCTCCGCCGAACTGCCCAGTCGGATCCGCGAGCCACTCGCCGACTGGCTCGCACTGGAGTCCCGGCGGGTCGAACCCGCCGTCACCACCGGCCGAGCCGCCATCTTCGCCCGCGCCCTACTCGCCGAGAAGGATCCGTCATGACCACCACCCTGCCCCGCACCGCGGCATTGGCCTGCCGGGCCAACCCACGCGCCCTGTCCCTGCTGATCAGCCGCATCGCCAAGTACGTGCCGAACCGGCCTACCACCCCGGTGATGGGCGGCATCTTGCTCGAGGTCGACGAGGACGGCCGGCTGACCGCGTCCGGGTTCGACTACGACACCGCGGCCCAGGCCCGGATCGACGTCGACGACGCGGCACCCGGCCGGGCCCTCGTCTCCGGGCGGCTGCTGGCCGAGCTGGTGAAGACCTTCCCCGACAAGCCCGTCGACGTGGCCATGACGGACGTCGCGCTGACCGTGAAGTGCGGCGGCCTCAAGCTGACCCTGCCGCTGATGCTGGTCGTCGACTATCCGGAGCTACCCGCGATGCCGGCGCCGGTGGGCCAGGTCGACGCGGTCGACTTCGGGCGCCTGGTGGGCCGCGCCGTGCCGGCCGCCGACATGGCCGGCAAGAGCGGGCGGAAGGCGCTGCACGGCGTCTACGTCGGACTCGGTGCCGAGCTGGAGATGGTTGCCAGCGACGGATACCGGATCGCCGACGGCCGACTGGAGTGGAAGCCAGCCGGGCCGACGGAGCTGGCGCTAGCCATCCCCGCGCCGGCGTTGGCCGAGATCGGGCGGACGCTCGACGGGCCCGGCAACCTGACGATCGGGTACGCCGCCGAGTCCGGGGTGATCGGGTTCGCCACCGACGACGGGCAGACCGTCGTCACCCGCCTCATCGCCGAGGAGTGGCCGATCGGGGTACGCGGCACCATCCCACCTCACTCCGAGACGCCCGCCACCGTCAGCACCGCTGTGCTGACCTTGGCGGTCAAGCGGGCCGAGATGGTTCGCGCGGACAAGACCGCATCCGTCGCGCTGACCTTCACTGCCGGCCAGGTGTCCGTCGCCGGCGACGGGGACGCGCAGACCGGCGAGGACATCGACTGCCAGTACGACGGTCCCGAACTAACCGTCCGGGTCAACCCGCAGTACTTCGGTGAGGCGCTCGCGGGACTGCACAGCGCCGCCGCCGTCATCTCGATCACCGACCCGTTCCGACCGGTCGTCCTCACGCCATCCGACGCCCCGGAGCAGGCGTACCGGCACGTGATCATGCCCATCCGTTTGCGCTGACAGGAGACCTCCGATGTCGATCACCGAACGCACCGACCCGGCCGCCGCCCACCGCGCCGAGCACCACGTCCAGGACCTGATGGAAGACGCCATCTCCCGCGGCGTCGACGGGCCGTCACTGCACGTCGAGCAGGCCGCCGTGAAGGTCGTCGACTCATTCACCGCCCACTTCGAGCGCCGGGACGGGCTCCGCCGCGTGGTGCTGACTGGCGAGTGGGAGGTCGACCCGGCCGTGGTCGTCGCCCGCCAAGTCGCCGCCGCGGTACCGGCATGACCGAGCGGACCGTCCGGCCGGCGCATCAGTCGGCCGGCGGCCCGCCCACCGGGGTGTGGCTCGGCGCCAGCACCGCGCTCCGCCGGGCCGTGCCCGTCGACCAGCCCTACCCGCACATCTGCAACGCCAGACCGATCAGCCCACTGACCGGCAGGCCGGTCCGGCTCGACGACCGGAACTGCGCCGCCTGCCACCCCGCGTACGCCCCGGCGCCCGCCGGAACCCCCCGCGTCGCCGGATGCGGTTCGCCGCTCGACCCCGCCGCCGCGGCCGGCGGCCACGACCGGCACCCCGGCTGCACCCCCGCCAACCCGGCCCGACGCCAGATCACCCACGAAAGGAGAGCGGCATGACGACCACAACCCACCGACCCGAGCTGATCCTCACCGACGACCAGATCCGCGACGACCGGGGTCGCTGGCTCGCCGAACGCGGCACGGGCATCGGCGCATCCGACATCGCCGCCGTCCTCGGCATCAGCCCGTGGGACTCCCCGTTCTCCTACTACTGGCGCCGCCAACTCGCCACTGACGTCGAGGTCAACGAGGCCATGGAATGGGGGCTGCGGCATGAACGGACCATCGCCGAGAAGTTCGTCGAGCAGCATCCCGAGTTCGTAGTCCAGCCCGGCGGCCTGTACCGGCACCCAGAACACCGGTGGATGCTCGCCACCCCCGACGGTCTCATCACCGCCGTCGCCGGCACGGACCCGGTCGCCGTGATGCAGATCAAAACCACCCACTCGTGGGAAGGCTGGGGCGCCCCCGGCACCGGGCAGATCCCCACCCACTACGCCGCCCAGGTCCAGCAAGAGATGACCGTCATGGGTGTCCGCCGGGCGTGGCTACCGGTCCTCGCCGGCGGCAACTCGTACCGGGAGTACGTCGTCGACTGGGACCCGGCGGACGCCGACACCATCACCGCCGCCGGCACCGACTTCATGGCCCGTCTCGAGGCCGGCACCCCGCCCGACGTTGACGGGGCCGTCGCCACCACGACCGCGTTGAAGCAGCTCCACTCCACCGTGGTCGACGACGTTGTCACCATCCCGCTCAACCTCGCCGACCAGTACTGGACCCGCCGCCAGTTGGCAGCCGACGCCCAGGCCGCGCTCGCCGAGGCCGAAAACCGGATCCGGGCGCTGCTCGGCGACTACAAGACCGCGGTCGCCGGCGGGCAGCGGGTCGCACAGCGGTCCGTCTACGACACCACCCGCATCGACACGAAGCGCCTCAAGGCGGAGCTGCCTGACGTCTATGCCGACTACTCGACCACGTCCACCGTCAACAAGCTCATGCCCTGCAAGGAGTCCAAGTGAGCACCGTCTCCAACGCCGTCGCCCGCCGCGACACCGGCCCCGCCGCCCTCGTCGAGCAGTACCGCGACGACCTGGCCATGGTCGCCCCGTCCCACGTCAACCCCGACAAGCTCTACCGAACCATGATCGGCCTGCTGCGCGGCAATGACAACCTCGCCAAAGCCGCCGCCAGCAACCCCGGATCGTTCATCGCCGCCGTCTTCGAATGTGCCGAGCTCGGCCACCGCCCCGGCGACACCTACCACTTCGTGCCGTTCGGCAACAAGGTCACCGGCATCGAGGACTACAAGGGCGAAATCGAGCGCATGTACCGGGCCGGCGCCGTCGTCTCCGTCAAAGCCGAGATCGTTTACTCGAACGACACCTACGACTTCGACGAGACGACCATGCAGGTTCCGTCGCACAAGCGGGACCGGTTCGGTGGCAAAACCTCCCGCGGTCGGATGGTCGGCGTCTACGCCTACGCCGTGATGCGCGGCGGCGCCCTCTCCCGGGTGGTGGAGATGGGCGAGGAAGAGGTCCTCGAACACAAGGCCGCGTCGCGGTCAGGGAACGGCGCCGACTCGCCATGGACGAAGTGGCCCCGGTCCATGTGGTTGAAGACCGCGGTCCACGAGCTGGCGAAGTGGGTGCCGACCAGCAACGAGTACCTGACCGACCAGGCCCGCGCGCAGGGCGAGATGCTCCGGACCGCGAACGCCCGCCCCGACTCCGCCCCGCCCGCTGAGCCGGCACCCGCCCCGGCCGAGGTGCTCCGCGATGAGGTCATCGTCGGGGAGCGTGCGGCATGAGCCTCCCCGTCATCTCCGGCGTCGCCCGCCTCACCGACGACCCCGAACTCCGCTACGCCGCCTCCGGCATCGCCATCTGCAAAGTCCGGCTCGCGTTCAACAGCCGCAAGAAGGACAACAGCGGCAACTGGGTCGACGGCGACGTGTTCTTCGTCGACGGCACCGTCTTCAAGGAGGAGGCGGAGCACGTCGCCGAGTCGCTGCAACGCGGACTCGAGGTGACCGTCGTCGGCCGGTTGAAGACCCGCCGGTATGAGACCAAGGAAGGCGAAAAGCGGTCCGTCGTCGAACTGATGATCGACGGCATTGGGCCGGCCCTGAAGTACGCGACCGCCAACGTGCAAAAGATGCAGCGCGGCAGCGTCGGCTCCGCTCCACCCGGCGGCAGCGCCGATGACCCGTGGGCGACTTCCGCTCCGGCATCGTCCGGCAGCAACCGGACCGCTGACTCGGTGCTCGGCCAACCCGGCGACGGGACCGACGAACCGCCCTGGTGAAGCACCACCCCTGAGACCGGACCCGGCCGGCACACCCGCGCTCACGTCGCGGCAGGGGGCCAACGCCCGACCCACCACCGACCCAGGGGGGACCTGATGACCCAGACATACAGCGCCAACGAGGTCCACGCCCTGCTCTTCGCCGCCTACGAGCGCGGCCGGTACGACCGGGACGTCAACGAGCTCCACGGTACGTGGCTCGAGATGGCGGAGCCCTGCGCCACCCGAGAGCAGCGGATGCAGGCCCGGCTCGCCGAGATGGACCGGGCAGCCCAGGTGGCCGCCGCGCGGGCCGGCCGGCCGTACCGGATCTACAGCGGCGGGCCCGTCGACTTCGAAACGGGCGAGCCGGTCCGGCGCCTCGGGATCGCAGCGTGAGCGTAATGACCGAGAACCCGTTCCCACCCGGCGACCCGCACTGGCAGGCGTGGGAAGACACGGAGACGCGGGAGCCGACCGAACCCGCCTCGGTGGCGTTCGACAGTGAGCTGTGGCCCGACGGCTGGGAGCAGTTCGAACCCGCCGCCGAGGTTGCCGAGCAGGCCCTTGCCGCCGGTGCCGCCACCGTGCCGCTGGTGAACCTGCCTGACGAGTTCTGGGCCGCCCGGCCCCTGTTCAAGACCATCCGTGAGGCCGCCTGGGCGTCCGTCACCTCCGCCGACGCGGTCTTCGGCGCACTGCTCGCCCGCGCCGCCGGCATGGTTCACCACCAGGTCAAGTTTGACTCCGGCCGCGGGCCGACCGGCTCGCTGAACACGTTCGTCAACCTGATCGGGCCCTCTGGTGCCGGCAAGACCGAGGCGATGCGCGCTGCCGGCCGGCTCATCCTGCCCCCGCAGTACCTGTCCCGAGAGGACGGCACCGCCGACCACGACGTGTTCCGCGACGGCATCGGACTCGGCACCGGCGAGGGGATGGCCGAGGCGTACATGGGCATGCTCGTCCGCGAGACCGGCGAACTCGACCGGAAGGGCGAGCCGAAGACGGAGAAGGTCCGCGCCCAGACCCGGAACAACGCGTTCTTCTACGCCGACGAAGGCCAGACGCTCACCAAGATGATGAAGGAGCGGCAGGGCACGACCGTCGGCATGGCGATCCGGACCGCGTGGACCGGCGGCGCCCTCGGCCAGGCCAACGCCCGGGAAGAGACCACCCGATTCCTACCCGACGGCTCGTACAGCATGGGCCTGCTCATCGGCTACCAGCCGCAGGTGGCGCAGGATCTGCTCGCCGACGGCGGGCCCGGCACGCCGCAGCGGTTCCTCTGGCTGTCGGCGATCGACCCGTCCATTCCCGACGAGCCGGTGCCGCTCCCGACGCCGATGCGGCTACCGCTGTGCGGTCAACTGCCGGCCGGCATCGAGCCGGTGGTGTCGTTCCCCGCCGACCTCCGGGCGCAGCTTCGCCGTGAGCAGCTCGCCCGGCAGCGCGGCCTGGTGATCGTTGACGAACTGGACTCCCACGTGCCGCTGATGCGGTGCAAGCTCGCCGCCCTGTTCGCCCTTCTCGATGAGCGGTTTGAGGTCACGCAGGAGGACTGGGATCTCGGCGGGCTGGTCTGGGCCACGTCGTGTGCGGTCCGGGACCGGCTGATCGAGTTCGGCCGGCAGGAGTCGGCGAAGAAGGAGCTGGCGCTGATTGAGCGCCGCAAGCAGGAGGCGGTCGCGATCCACCTTGCGCAGCGCGGTGTCGACTCGACGGTGGAGCGGCTGGCGGCGTGGATCAGCAAGAAGATCCGCGAGAAGGGCCCGATGTCGCGTTCCGATCTGCGGCGGATGGCGCACAAGCGAGACCGCGATTCGTTCGACGCCGCGCTGTCTCATGCCGAGGCTCTGCGGTGGGTGGAGATCGATGAATGTCGACGGGTCAGTCCTGGCCCGGCGGGGGTGTACGGGGTGGACATGTACACCCCGCGAGAGGCCGAAACGGAAGGAGTGACGAAATCGTGACTGAGAGTGAAACAGGCCCTGACCTCTATAAAGAAAGATCAAAATACAAAAAAAACCCTGACTACGCTACGCACGCGAGCCAGCCCCATGGGGGGGAGGGGGTGTACGAGTACACCTGTACACCCCCCGGCCCGGATGTCCACCCTCCGGACGACGATCCGGAGCACTTCGCGCCCATCGCCGAACGGGTCCTCGACGACCTCGCCGCACGCCGCGCCGAGGCCCTCGAGCGACTACGCCGCAGCCACCGCTCGCCCACCAACCGACTGACCCGCTGAACGGAGACGACCATGGACAGCTACGACCGCGGTCCGGAACGGCGGCCAGCGATGACCGCCAAGGTGCTGGGCATCGACCTCAGCCTCACCAGCACCGGCCTCGCCGGACCCGGATGGACTGCCACCATCGAACCCGCCAACCGCACCCGGATCCACCGCGAACGGGACGACAAGACCAACGACGCTCGACTCCGGACCGCCTACAACCACCAGCGCCTCACTGCCATCACCAGCCAACTCGACGACTACCTGACCGGCGTCGACCTCGTCGTGATGGAAGGCCTCGCCTACGACGCTCACGACACCGACCGACAGCTCGCCGGCCTCTCGTGGATCATCCGGGACCGACTGTGGCGCCGAGCCATCCCGTACGCCCTCGTGCCGCCGTCGACCTTGAAGCAGTTCGTGACGTCGAACGGTGCCGCCAACAAGGTCCTGATGCGAGACCTGATCGACGACTGGTTCGACTGGTTTCGGGGTGGGTTCGACGAGGCGGACGCCGCCGGCCTGATGGCGATGGGGTATGCCCACCTCGGTGCCCCGTTGGGTCCGCTTGGTGAGCACCAGGTGACGGCACTGGGCAAGGTGACGTGGCCGGAGACCTCGGTGCCGCCCGTGCGCCCCGTCCTGTCCCTCGACGATCCGCCGGCCATCAGCCCGTGGGGTACCCACCCGCAGCCCGGCGACCCCGGCCACTGCGGCCACGAGTTGCACGGAGCTGACGGCGGCCCGTGCCCCGGCTGCGGTTGGGACTCGCACCCCATCCCGGCCAGGCCGGTCCCGATCGCCGATTTGGGTCTGCCGTCGGCGCCCCCGGTCGCCCCGTACGGCACCGACCGCAGCCTGCATGACCCGGTGGCCGACGTGGCGCTGCCCGAGGCGGTGGCGTAATGGCCTGGGAAGAGCACAACCACTGGTTCCAGCGGCGATGCACCGACTACCAGTTCTGCACGGGCCCCGCCTCGATTCCGATGGTCGGGTGGGGGCCACTCACCGCGATGCGTGTCGTTGCGACAGGGCTGATGGAACACCTCGGTGCCGACCCAGAGAAGCACTCTGCCGCGCTGCACGAGCTGGAGCAGGAGGTCGGTGAGGCGCTACTCGAACTCGGCGAACAGTTCCTGGCCGAGCACAACATCCCCCGCGATGTGCCGGTCTGACTCCCGATAAGGCCAAGGTCGCGAGACCCAGAGAAGGAGATCGAAGTGAGCAACGAGCAGCCCCCCGAGACCCTGACCGTCTACATCAGCATCGGCAACAGCGACGACAAGCTGACGCAGAACGAGTGGTCGCACTTCCACGCTCTCGTTGAAGGGCACATCCGCGATCACGTCCAGCAGATCTATGGTCGGTGGCTGTCGGTGCCGTCCGACCCGTGGCAGAACGCGTGCTGGTGCGTCCGCGTCGCGCCGATCCACGCCGAGGCGCTGAGGTTCGAGCTGGCGACGGAGGCGAAGGCGTTCCGACAGGACTCGATCGCCTGGGCGGTCGCGCCGGACACCGAGTTCCTCCGGGCCGCGTCATGAAGCTGATCAAGACCTGGCGCAAGCGTCGCGCCTGCTTCCACCACGACACCCGATCGAGCACGTCATGGATCGCTAGCCGGCTGGTCGATGTGGGCCGGGCGAAGCACTTCTGGTGCACCCGTTGCGGGAGGTACTGGACGCGGTGACCGACCGGACTAGGCCGATAACTGCGATGACCGTCCAAGACCAACGGAGGACACATGAGCGAGACCCATGATTCCACGACTGCCCCGAACTCGTCAGACCTCAGCAAGTTCGCCGCTGCCGTTCGTCTGCGTGACCGGGCGACGGCCGCTGCCACCGCCCACCACGAACGGGCCGGGCTACAGCCGAGCGGTCACTACGCGCGGGCTACGTACGACGCGGTTGCCGAGATGATCCGCCAGGACGAACGTGAGCGGCTGGCTGTGGCCGCCCCGGGCCCCGACGCGCCTTACGTCGATCTCGCAAAGGTCTCGCCTTGGCTGGATCTCTGCGGAAGCTGCGACGCCGGACTGCCGCAGGGCTGCACGCACCCGGATGGCGACTATCGGCCGGTGATGGGTCGGCTGGTCGAAGAGGTCAGGTGGTGGCGTGCGCAGTCGAATACCAGCCTCGGTCAGACACCCTCATAAGCCCCGTTATGACGGCAAGGAACGATCTAGAGAGGACGATGACGTGAACCAGATCGCCGACTACGCCCCCGGGTACGTGCCGCCGATGCCCGACCTCGGCACCTACCGCAACAGCGCGGGCGTGGAGGTACAGGCCGTTCAGCTCACCCACGAAAACGGTCGAGCCGTCTGGGAGTGGGCCGACTCGAAGCAGTTCTTTAGCCCCAACCCGACAGGAGGGGGCGGCCTGGTGGTCGCAGGGCTGACCATCTTCACCGACCGGGGACGCCGCAAGGCCGATTTCGGTGACTGGGTCGTCCGCTGGACCAGTGGCACCTTTGACCGCTACGACCGTGCCACCTTCGGTCAGTTCTTCACCAAGGCTCAGGCGTGACCGACCTCGTACCCGTGGCGCAGCCGGGCGACCGCCTCGCTCGGCTCGTCGCGGTCTTCGTCGAGGCCAAGGGTCAGCGGAGCGAGCACACCAAGGACGCCTACCGCCGCGATCTGCCGATCTGGCTCGACTGGTGCCACGCCAACGGCCTCGACCCGTTCGACGTCTGGCCCGCCCACGTCCAACTCTGGCTTGGCCACCTCGGCCAGCGTGGCGAGTCCGGCACCACCCAGGCCCGCCGGCTCGGCGCCGTGTCCAGCTTCTACGAGTGGCTGATCCGCAACCAGCAGGCCCAGCGGAACCCGGCCAAGCTCACCAAGGAGGAACGCCCCACCCGGGCGCCCCGGCCCGCGTCCGCGCTGTCCGACGAACACGCCGCCGCCCTGCTCGACCGGGCCGACCTCGACACCCCACGCTCCGCCGCCATCGTCTGGCTGCTCATCCACACCGGCATCCGGGTCGGTGAACTGCTCGCCGCGAACACCGCCGACATCGCCGTCGACCGGGGCCACACCGTGCTCCACGTCCACGGCAAGGGCGGCAAGGGTCGGACCGTCACCCTCGTGCCGCCGGTCGTCGCCCGCCTCAACGGGTACCTGGCCGCTCGGACCGACACCGCCATGGCCGTCGTCCGCACCGACCAGGCTGGTGCCGGCCAGCAGCGTCCGCTCATCGCCACCGCCAAGGGCGCCCGGATGGACCGCAAGGCCGTCCGGCTCCTGCTCCGCCGCCTCGCCCGCGCCGCCGGCCTACCGACCACCGTGGTCGACCAGTTGACCCCGCACTCGACCCGGGCGACCTACGTGACCGCCGCCCTCGACGAAGGCGTGCCGATCTACGACGTGGCCCGGGACGTCGGGCATGCCTCCACCGACACCACCCGTGGCTACGACCGGTCGCAGTACGACCCGGCCAACGCCGCCGCCTACCGGCTGATGAGCCGGTTCGGGCGCCACCTCGACCGCACCGACGACCCCGCGCCGCGCTGAGCGGCCACCACCGAGAGGACCGAGATCATGGGTTACGCGCGCTACACCCTCGCCGACGGCCGTGAGGCCGGCTATGCCATCACTGCCACCTGCGACGAGGGCGGGTGCAAGGAGAAGATCGACCGGGGCTTGGGCTACCTGTGCGGAGACACTCCGGGTGGCGACGAGCTGGGCTGCGGTGGCTACTTCTGCGCCGAGCATCTCTGGCTCAGTCTGCTGGTCGAGTCGCAGCAGCTCTGTCGCAAGTGCATGGATCGGGCTCTTCCCGCTGACGAACCCGCACAGACCCCCTGACGCAGATCGGCGGCCTCCACGCTGCACCGCATGGAGGCCGCCCACGCCCCGTAGGAGCGCGCCGTGGATCAAGGCCAGCCTACCGAGGGGACCGCATCGTCATGACCGGCCACACCGCCACACCTCGCCACCCGAACACCCTGCACGCCATCGCCTGTGCGTGGAGCCTCCGCCGGGCCCGGCAGCAGCTCGACGACGTCGCCGACCGAGAGGCCGCCCAGCGCCGCACCGACGCGATCACCACAGCCGCCGCCGCCAACATCCAAGCCTGGCGTCCAATGACCGGCCGCTCACCCGGCGGACACGGAGACCCTGTCGGGCGGACCATCCTCGGCAGCATCGACGCCGCCACCCGAGACATCCCCGCCGGCTGGGCCGGCAAGCTCGCCGCGAGCACCACCGACACCCTGCGGTGGCTCGCCGACCAGATGACCCCGCTCGCGGCCGGCGACCCGCTCGACCGACTCCGCAACGCCCTGCCCGACATGCAGCCGGGTACCGCCGGCACCGTGACCGGCTGGCTCGCCGGGCTCGACAAGGAGATCCGCACCGCGCTGCATCTCGACCCCGACGAGCACGTGCTGCCCGGCGCCCAGTGCCCGAAGTGCGAGCGGCGCCCGCTGTACGTCCGCACCGCCGCCCCCGACCCGGTCGACTGGGTGGTGACGTGCGGTACCGAGTGCCGCTGCTCCGGGCAGGGGTGCGGCTGCGGGATGCTGGTGCAGGTGGAGGGCGCGGTGCACATCTGGGACTCAGCCAGTCAGGCCGGCGGCAGGGTGCTCGCGGCGTGCCCAGGTTTCTGGTCGGAGGCGGCATGATCCGGAACCCGAAGGACGGGCAGATGTACGGCACCGCCGCCGAGGTGGCCAAGGCGCTCGGGGTCCTGCCGCACGTCATCCGCAACTACGCCCGCCGCGATGGCCTGCCCGCTGCCCGGATGAAGGATGCCGCCGGCCGCCGTCAGGTCAGGTACCCGCTCATCCGTGCGGGCGAGATTGAGCGGGAGAAGCGCCTCGGCGGTCTCGGTGCGCCTCGTCGAGCCGACGTCCTGCAACCGGCCTGATACGCTTTGATCACATCGCGAGTAGGTGGTCTGTCTCCAAGCCCGGTCGAACCCCACGGTTCCCGGGCTGTTGTCGTCTCCGGGTCCAGTCGGCGCTGGTGGAGATGGTGCGGGTTGGTGGTGCGCGGCCGGGTCGGGCGAGGGTCCGGCCGCGCCACCTGCAACAACGGTGGATGACCAAGCCGTGAGCAGGCACAACGGCCTGAGCGCCACGGAGACGGCCCGACTTCCCGGTGTGGTACCTCGGGGGTATGGGTCAACGGGGGTTCGTGCCGCATTGGAGGCGTGGTGCCGCGAGCAATGCGCGTCTGCCCCTGCGTCGGATGCGCCGCGCACCCCGGATCCTGCCCCGAGCTGACGGAGGGCGGGCGCTGCCATCGGTGCAGCCGGACCGCCGACGCGGCACGAGGACGACGACAGCAGCGCGGGTACACCGCCGAGCACGACCGACTGCGTGCCGAGTGGAAGCCGAAGGTAGAGCGGGGCGAGGTTGACTGCCACGCCACGACGTGCGTCATGCCGACACGGGCCATCGCCGCTGACCAGCCATGGGACCTGGACCACACGGACGACAGACGCGGATGGCGCGGTCCGGCACACGAGCGGTGCAACCGAGGCTGGCAACGATCTCACTCTGAGTGACATGGGGTGGGGAGGAGACCCCTAGGCCCCAGGCCAGCGGACCCCGGGTGAGGGCGCTCGGCGCCTGTACGGGTCTGGGAAGACCTGATCATGCGAATCGTCACGCGATGTGACGACGAACCGGACCGCGGTGCGACGCCGCGAGAGGTGTGATGACCATGGCCGGAATGGGCCCACCCCCGAAGCCGGACGACCAGCGTCGTCGTCGGAACGCGACGGTAGCGACGACCAAGCTGCCCGCCGAGGGGCGCAAGGGCCCGCCGCCGAGGTGGCCGCTGATCCCAGACGTGGTGATGTCCGCTCGCCGGGACTTGGCCGCAGCCAAGGTGGAGCACCTTGAGTACGAGATGTCCGAGGGCAAGCCGGTCGAGCGTCGCCTCGACGGGGCGAGAGAGCGGCTAGAGATCCTGAACCGGCAGCTCGCGGAGCAGAAGGCGTTGGAAGCGTCCCTGTGGCGGGAGTTGTGGGGCCTGCCGCAGGCAGCCCAGTGGGAGCGACTCGGCTGGACCCGCGACGTCGCCCAGTACGTACGGCACAAGGTGCTGGCCGAACTCGGTGATCTCGACTCCGCGCGTGAGGCCCGGCAATGGTCGGACCGGCTCGGTTTGTCGCCGATGGCGATGCTCCGGCTCCGGTGGGAGGTCGTTACTGACCAGGTGGCGCAGCAACGCGAAGCCAAGGCGGCCGAGCCGAAGCCGTCACCGCGGCAACGTCTGAGGGTGGTAGACCCCGGTGCCGTGGCGGGGGCCTAGTCACCCCGGTGAGTTCCCCACCCTCGGTTGGTCCATCGGCGAGTGGATCGAAGAGCACTGCGTCATTCCCGACAACGACCACCTCGGGGAACCCTTCAAGCTCACTGATGAGATGTGGACGTTCCTCGTCTGGCACTACCGACTGCTGTCGAACGCCACCGAGGAAGGTTGGCAGTCCGCGTGGTCGTTCCGCCGGTCGCAGCTCGTCCGGCCGCAGAAGTGGGGCAAGGGGCCGCTGTCGGCGGCGATGATCTGCGCAGAAGCTGACGGAGACGTGCGGTTCGCCGGCTGGGACGCGAGCGGGGAGCCCGTCGGCCGGCCGTGGGTGACTCCGTGGATCCAGGTCACGGCGACGTCCGAGGATCAGACGGACAACGTCTACCGGGCGCTCATTCCGATGATCACCGAAGGGCCGCTCGCCGACCTCATCCCGGACACCGGGGCGACCCGGATCAACCTGCCCAACGGCGGGCTGATCGAGCCGGTCACCTCATCCGGCCGGGCGAGGTTGGGACAGCGGATCACCTTCTCGGTGCAGGACGAAACCCACTGCTGGGTCGAGTCCAACGGCGGCTGGACGTTGGCCAACAACCAGCGCCGGAACCTCTCCGGAACCGGTGGCCGTGCGATCGAGACCACGAACGCGTGGGATCCGTCGGAGCAGTCCGTAGCCCAGCGGACATCCGAAGCCACCGCCCGAGACATCTACCGCGACCACCGGATCCCGCCCCGCCCGTCGCTGGCGAACAAGGCCGAACGACGCCGAGCGCTGCGGGCGGCGTACGGGGATTCGATGACCCGTGGCAGCCTCGGCATCAAGCCCTGGGTCAACATGGACCGGATTGACGCCGAAGCGGTCGAGATCGCCGAGAAGGACCCTGGCCAGGCGATCCGCTACTACTGGAACATCCCCGACGCCGGCTCCGGATCTTGGCTGGACGGGGAGAAGTGGGATGCCCGGGCGCAGCCACGGGAGGTACCCGACGGGACCGCGGTCGTCATGGCATTCGACGGCTCTGACGTCGACGACTGGACGGCGATCCGGTGTGAGACCGAGGACGGCTACCAGTTCACCCCGACGTACGGGGACGACAAGCTGCCGTGCGTGTGGAACCCCGCCAACCATGACGGCCAGGTGCCGAGGCTTGAGGTCCGGGCGGCGTTCGACGAGGTGATGGCCCGCTACCAGGTGGTCCGGGCGTACCTCGACCCGCCGTACTGGGAGACCGAGGTGGACGAGTTCTCGGCGCAGTACGGGGAGAAGCGGGTCATCCGCTGGGAGACCTACCGGGCGACGCAGATGCACGCCGCCGCAGAACGGCTTGTCACCGACGTCGTGAAGGCCGACTCCGGGTTCACGCACGACGGGTGCCGCATCACCGCCGCGCACGTTCGGAACACGCGGAAGGCGGCCCGGCCGGGCCGGCGGTACGTGCTCAAGAAGGCCAGCCCGACCCAGAAGATCGACTGTTCAGTCACCTCGGTGATCTGCCACGAGGCGGCCGGCGACGTGACCGCCGCCGGGCTGTGGCCGGAGGTCAGTTCCAAGATGGTCGTCTTCCGAGGTCGAACCCGAGGTGGGAGGAGGTCGTAGCGGTGCCGATGACACCGGAAGAGACCTTGATTCACCTCGACGGCAAACTGCTCAAGCAGCAGTCGCCCCTGCGGAGGATGGACGCTTACTACGAGGGCCGGCAGCCGTTGCGGTTTCTGGCCCTGGAGTTGAAGGAGGAATTCGGGGAGCGGCTGTCGGAGCTGGTCATCAACTGGCCGGAGATGGTCGCCGACGCCTACGAGGCCCGCCTGGACCTGACCGGATTCCGGTTCCCCGGGTCGACCAGCAACGGGGTCGAGGTCGACCAGTCCGACGCCGACGTGTGGCGGATCTGGCAGGACAACGACATGGACCGCCAGTCCCAGCAGGCGCACCTGGAGAGCATCACCCTGGGACGCGCGTACGCCATCGTCGGAGCCCGGGGCGCCCTGGAGGAGGGCCCCGACGATTCCGGCATTGACCCGTTCGACGAGGACACCGACTCGCCCCTGATCACAGTCGAGCACCCGACGCAGTGCATCACCGAGCAGGACCCGCGCACCCGCCGCCCGGTCGCCGCGTTGAAGCGGTGGAAGGACGCCGACAAGGTGCAGCGGGCCACCCTGTACCTGCCGGACTCGACCCGGCACTACGCCAAGTCGCGCCGCTGGGTCGAGCAGGACGTCGACGACCACGGCCTCGGCGTGGTGCCGGTGGTGCCACTGGTCAACCGGGCCCGGATGCTCAAGCACGACGGCCGGTCGGAGTTCGCCTCGGTGATCCCGCTGGCGGACGCGGCCAACAAGATGGCCACCGACATGATGGTGTCCGGCGAGTTCCACGCCATGCCACGCCGGTGGGCGCTCGGCATGAGCAAGGAAGACTTCGAAGACGAGAACGGCAACCCGATCTCGCCCTTCGAGCAGATCGCCGGCCGGCTCTGGGCACACCGCAAGAAGCCCGGCGAGGTCGCCGTCGGCCAGTTCCCGGAGTCGGACCTGGCCGTCTTCCACAACACGATCAGGGTGCTGGCCCAGCTCGCGGCCCAGCTCGCGGCGCTGCCGCCGCACTACATGTCGTTCAACACCGACAATCCGGCCAGCGCGGACGCCATCCGATCCAGCGAGGCGCAGATGGTGAAGCGGGTGGAACGCAAGCAGACCGGCCTCGGGTCGGACTGGCGCCGCCTGATGGCCATTGCGCTGCGGATCCGCGACGGCGAGAAATGGGACCGACGGGCACGGCGGCTCAAAGTGGTGTGGCGGGACGCGTCGACTCCGACGGTCGCCCAGGCGGCGGACGCCGCGGTGAAGAAGCGGCAGCAGGGCATCACCACGCTGCGGCAGGCTCGGATCGATCTCGGCTACTCGCCGGAGGAGATCCAGCGGATGGAGGAGGAAGACGCCGCTGAGGCGGCCCGGAACCCGTCCGCAACGATCGCCCGCGCGCTGGCCGGTGGCACGCCGATCGAGCCGGCCCCGGAGCCGGAGCCGGCCGGTGTCGGCTGAGCAGGTCGCCCGGCTGCACTACTCAGCCCGGGGCGCCCTGATCGGGGCGCTCGCTTCGATCGCCCGCCGGCTGTGGCGGGCGGTGGATCCGGCCCGAATCGCCGAGTCGTGGACTGGCCAATTGCCCGAGCTGGTGACGATGACCAGCGCGACCCAGGTTGCCGCCGCGCGGGGTGCGGACGGGTACCTCGACGCGGTGCTGGTTGAGCAGGGCATCTCACCCGGCCGCGAGGGACGGCTGAACGTGTCGTCGTTGTCCGGGATCGCCTCCGACGGGCGTGATCTCGCCTCGCTGCTGTATCGCCCGGCGGTTACCACCCTGGCGGCTATCCAGTCGGGCACTGAGGTGGACGATGCCCTGGCCAGTGGGTACGCGACGCTGGAGATGATCGTCGGTACGCAGGTGGCGGATGCTGGTCGGGTAGCCGACCAGGTCGCGCTGACTGTCCGTCCGGCGGCGCGCGGCTATGTACGGATGCTGGTCGGCGGGTCCTGCTCTCGGTGCGTGGTGCTGGCTGGCCGCAGGTACGAGTGGAACAAGGGATTCGACCGCCATCCGATGTGCAACTGCGTGCACGTTCCCGCAGGTGAGGACACCGCCGACGACATCCGCACCGACCCGATGGCCTACTTTCGCAGCCTGACCGAGGCGGAACAGGACAAGGCGTTCACCCGGGCGGGCGCGGAGAGCATCCGGCTCGGCGCCGACATCAGCCAGGTAGTCAGCGCCCGCCGCGGCGCGCTCGGGCTGACTCCGGCCAGTGCCCGACTGACGGTCGAGGAGGCACGGACTTTGCGCGGCGGCCGAACCCGTGGACACCTGGAGCGCACCGACGTCTTCGGCCGGCAGTTGTACGTCACCACGGACGGCGTGACGGTGCGCGGCCGGGCCGGTGTGCGGCTCGGCGCCCGGGAGACCGGGGTACGCCGGGCCGGTGACCGGTACCGCTCGGCCCGCCCGCCCCGGCTCATGCCGGAATCGATTCTGGAGATCGCGAACGGCGATCGAGAGGAAGCCGTCCGCCTGCTACGGCGGTTCGGGTACATCACCTGACCAGGCGCGATGCCGGTCACCACACCCACGGAAGAGTTGCGATGACTCAGCCTGCCCCACCTGTACCGACGCCGGGCGATCCGGCGCCACCCACACCGCAGCCGAACCCGCCGGGCGACCCGGCACCCACCCCAACTCCGCCACCGGATCCGGGGAACGAGCCGCTCGGGCCTGCGGGCCTTCGGGCGTTGCAGGAGGAACGGGAGGCCCGGAAACGGCTGGAGCAGGAGTTCGCTCCGCTGCGCCCTCTGCTGGCAGCGCTCGGCGGCGGTAAGCCCGCCGACGGGAGGACCGAGTTGGAGCAGCTCAACGAGCGGTTCGCCACACAGGAGCAGGCACTCGCCGATGAGCGACTGGAGCGGTGGCGAGCCGAGGTGCTGGCCGACAAGTCCGAGAAGGGCCTGACCCCGGTGCTGGCGAAGCGGCTGGTTGGGGCGACCAAGGAGGAGTTGGCGGCCGACGCGGATGAACTGCTGGCGGGACTTCCGACGCCACCTGTCGAGGAACCCCGCAGGAACGGCCCCCGGCCGGATCCGGCGCAGGGCCCGCGCCCGGGTGAGCGGACGTCGTCCTTGGACGCGGGCCGGTCGCTGTACGCGGAGCGACACAAACCGAAGACCACCACTACGTAGGAGTGCGAGGGCATGAACCTCAACCCCGTAACCGAAACCTTCCAGAACGAGGACCAGCGGTGGCTGGGGTCAGCCCACGGCACCAGTTCGGGCGACTCGATCACGCTCGACACCAGCGCATTCACCGCGGGCACCCACTATCCCAACGGCTACTTTCCGTCCGGCCTGCCGCTCGGGAAGATCACCGCCTCGGGCAAGTACGGCCCGTACAACAACGCCCTGTCCGACGGTACCGAGACCCTGGTCGGCTTTCTGCTGTGCACGGTCGACGCGCCCAGCGACAACACCCAGGACCCGCAGGGCGCCTTGTTCTGGCACGGCAAGGTCGTCGAGGCCCGCCTGCCGATCGCCGTGGATTCCGCCGGCAAGGTCGACGTCGCCGGCCGCGTCCGGTTCGTGTGAGAGGAGGTAGTCGACCATGCTGCTCAACGCCGATTACATCGAGCCCGTCGAGCTGACCGGCTACGTCCGGGAAGCGCAACTGAACCTGCCCGAGAACCAGTTCCAGCTCGCCGCGTGGCTGCCGAACCGGCCCATCGACGACCTGGAGTACCGGTTCACCCGAGGCGGCGAGGGCCTGATCGAGGCCGCAACGTTCCGGGCCTTTGACGCCGAGTCCCCGATCGGCAGCCGGCCCGGCCTGACCCGTGTGTCCGGTGAGCTCCCGCCGATCAGCCGGAAGATCCGGCTCGGCGAGTACGACCGGCTCCGCCAGCGGTCTGCCGGAGCGGACGCGATCCGCAGCAACATCCTCACCGACGCCGAGCGGATGACCCGCGCCGTGTCGGCCCGGATGGAACTGGCCCGGGGTGACGCCCTGGTCAACGGGTCCGTCACCATCAACGAAAACGGCGTGATCGCGACCGTCAGCTACGGCCGGTCCGGCTCGCATACGGTGTCCGCGGGTACCCCGTGGTCGACGATCGCGACGGCGACGCCGCTGGCGGACATGCTGTCGTGGCGGTCGACGTACCGGACCACGAACGGTGTGCCGCCGGGCGCGATGGTCTTCTCGGACACGGTGCTGACGTACCTGCTGCGTAACGCCGAGGTCCGCAACCTGGTTGGCTCGACGCTCGGCTCCCCGTCGCGGGTGTCGCAGGCGCAGCTCCGGGGCATCCTCGACGACCACGGCCTGCCGCCCTGGTACATCGTCGACGAGCAGATCAACGTCGCCGGGTCGCCGACACGTCCGATCCCGGTCGACAAGTTCCTGTACCTGCCGGCACCGGTCGACCCGGACAGCTTCGACGGCACCGAACTGGGCGCGGCGCTGTGGGGCACCACCGCCGAGTCCCTCGACCCCCGGTACGGCCTGGAGGAGGGCGAGCGGCCGGGGATCGTGGCCGGCGCCTACTTGACCGAGGACCCGATCGCGATCTGGACGAAGGCGGCCGGTATCGGTCTGCCGGTCCTGGCGAACCCGGACCTGAGCTTCGTCGCGGACGTGGCGCCGTGACCGGGAAGCTGGCCACGTACGTGCACGTGGCGGACGAGCACGAGGCGATGCACGTCTTCGGCCCTGGCGACGATCTGCCGGAGTGGGCCGCTCGGAAGATCTTCAACCCGAAGGCGTGGGTCGACGGCAAGGTCCCGTACCCGTACGACGAATCGCGGGAACGGACCGAGAAGGCTCGCCGACTGCGGGCCCAACTCGCCGAACTGGAGGCGCTCAACGAAAGCTCGGCGGACGCGGCTCCGGCCAAGCCCGCCGAGCCGTCCGGCGACGGTCCCCCGCCGAAGGGTGGGCCCGGCTCTGGAGCACCCGCGTGGCGGGAGTACTGCCGGAAGCATCAGGTCGAGGTGGCCGACGACGCGTCCCGCGAGGACTGCATCGACACGCTGACCTCGGCCGGCGTACCCACCGAGTAGCAAGCCTCCGGCCGGGTGGCCACAACTCCCCGGCTGCCCGGCCGGATCAACCCTCTCGGAGGTCGACGTGGCTCCCGCCCTGTTCGCCAAGACTGAGTTGGAGGCGTACCCGCCACCGGTGACGGTGGAAACGGCGACCGCCGATCTGGTGCTGGCCCTGGTCACCGCCGAGATCCGAGGCGAGGTCGGCGCGGCCAAGTACGACGCACTGGCCGATGTGTCGGCGCTCAAGGGAATCGCGCTCTCCCTGGCCCGCCGGATGATTGACCACCCGGGCGGGCGGCGGTCGACGTCCCGGCAGATCGACGACTACACCGAGACGGATACCTTCGCGGTGGAGTCCCTGGGCCCGGCCGAATTGACCGATGGCGAGATCGACCGGATTCGCCGCATGTTCGGCCTGGAGCCGACCGGGGCGTTCACGATCCGGCCGGCCGCACCGACGCCGCCGTGTGTACCGGTGCTGTACCGCCGGTCGAGGTGGTGTTGATGTCGGCGGCCGAGGTGTTGGCCCGGGGCCGGGCGTTCGCCGCCGAGCTGCGGGCGGAGGCTGAGACCTGCACGATCCGGCGAGTCACCGGCGACACGACAGGGCCGGGCGGAGTGGTGACCCCGACCTACGACGTGCTGTACACCGGCCCATGCCGGGTGCAGCAGCAGATGCCGTCGGCGTCGCCGCAGGACGCGGGCGAGGACTACGCCCTGATGCTCCGGCTGGAGGTGCAGCTACCGACGAGCGTGGTCGGCCTGCGGACCGAGGATGAGATCACCATCGACACCTCGGCCCACGACCCGGATCTGCCCGGCCGGGTGTTCCTGGTCAAAGACCTGGCCCACAAGTCGCATGCGACCGCCCGGCGGGTCGGAGTGGTGGAGCGGACGTCATGAGCCGGGTGACAGTGCGAGCAACGGGCCTCGCGGCGCTCCAGGCCGCGCTCGGCGAGCTGCCTGACGAGACGATACGCGAGGCCAAGAAGGTCGTCGGGCAGGGTGCGCTCAACATCAAGAGGGGTACCCAGCGCCGTTGGCGCGGCTTGGCGCACCTGCCGCACCTTCCCGCCGCGGTTACTTACGACGTGACTCGCTCCGGTTCGGTCATCTCGGCGGAGATCGGTGCTGACCGGTCCCGCCTTCAGGGCAAACTCGCGTGGATCCCCGAATATGGATCACCGACGTCAGCGCCCCGCCCGGGTCTGGCGCCGGAGCTGGACGCCGAGGCACCGAAGTTCGAGCGATACGTCGAGCAGTTGGGCGTGGACGTGCTGGAGGCGCTGTGACCGATGCAGCGCACGCCGCCGCGTTCCTGACCCTGCTCAACGCGGTGGATGACCCGCCGCCGCTGGTGGTGTACGACGGTGCGGTTCCGCAGCTCACCGCGCCGCCGTACGTCGTCGTGTACTTCGCCGACGCTGATCCGATCGACTCGCCATCTACCCACCTGACGCACCAGGCCCGCCGGCACGTCACCGACGCGTACTGCCACAGCGTGGGCAGCAACGGCACGGCGGCCCGCATGGTCGCCGACCGGGTGCGTGGCGCACTGCTCGGCGTGATCCCAACGATTCCCGGCCGGTCCTGCTTTCCGATCCGCCGCACCGACGGCCAGCCTGCTCAGCGCGATGAGACGACGGGTCGCCTGGTGATGGACAAGGTGGACATTTACAGGCTGTCGAGTATCCCGGCCTGACCTGCATCAACGTACGAGGAAGGGGCCGCCGGCATGGCGCTGCTCACCGTCCAGACCGTCACGGCGGCCGGCGTCACACCGGCGGCCCCAACCCAGCTCACCGCGTGGACCGGTGGCGACACGATCGCCGGCTCGGACGTCGGTGCTCGCGGCGTGGTCGTCGAGGTGGCCAACGCCTCCGGCGGCAGCCTCGACCTGCGGGTTGGTGACCCAGGTCGAACCCCGGCGGGCAATCCGGTCGCAACTGGCTATGCCACGTACGTGGTGCCGACCGGTCAGAGTCGGAAGGTCTGGGTCGGCTCGGCCAGCGTGGACCCGGCGACCGGCGCGGTGAAGATCGGCGCCTCGACCACGCACGCCAGTTTCACAGTCCGAGTCGAGAGGTACTGACATGGGCGCATGGATGACCAACCCCACCGACGGCTCGTACGCGCTGATCGAACAGGACGCCGTAGATCCGTGGCGGGTACGCGGCTGGCAGCCGGCCACGAATGAGCCGACCCACAAGACGATGGTCTGGCTGCACCACGAGGCCAGCGGCGGGCAGGCACAGTTCCCGGCCGGCGTTGTCGAACAGTGGATGGCGCTGGGCTGGAAGCCGGGTGCCCCAACGGAGCCGATCGACCTAACCAAGGACCCCCGGCTGACCGATCAGCCCGCTGAGGCCGCGCCTGAGATCACCAGGACGGCCACCGGCCGCCAGACGAAGAGGGAGTCGTAGGCCATGGCCGACATCATCAGCGATGGCCGAACCCGGGTTGCCTGGGTGAGCAGCATCGCCAACAAGGCCGCCCCGACGGTGGCCGAACTGAACGCAGGAATGCTGCTGCACAGCTTCATGACCGACGACGGACTGTCCGGGTTCCGCCCCGGCACGAACAACGTGCCGAACCGGAAACTCGACTCGACGTTCAACACCGTTGACGTGGGCAGCGTGACGGCCGAGGACACCCTGCTCCGCCTGTACAAGCAGGACGGCGTCGACACGATCTACGACACCCTGATCTACCGGCTGTCCGGGTTCGTGGTCATCCGCCGATCGCTGCTCGCCTCCGATGCGTGGGCGGCCGGCCAGAAGCCCCAGGTGTGGCCGGCCCGCTGCGGCGAAGTCGCCTGGCTGGACCCGGAGGCGGACACCGAAGAGCGGTACGAGGTCCCGGTGAAGATCATCGACCAGCCGGAGCTGCGGGCGCTCGTCGCCGCGTAGCACCCCTGACCGAGAGGACGGCCCACCGGTCCGGGCCGTCCTCTCGCCCTACTTTGGGCCGGGCGAAGGACCGGACATGAGCAAGGCAACCGACCTGATCAGGCGGGGCGACACCCTGCCGATGGCCACCGTGCCGCTGTGCCTCGATGGAAATCTCCAAGCCGCGTACGAGAAGGCGCAGCGGGACCTGGAGCAGGCCGAACAGGACGCCGAGACCGGCCGGGCCAGAGGACGTCGGTTGGCAGCCGAGGACCCGACCCGGGCCGCACGGGGGCGGATTGACGCGCTGGCCGCCGAGATGCGGGACAGCATCCTGCCGGTCCGGCTGCGGGCGCTGTCGCGTCCGGCGTTCCGGGCACTCCGGCACGAACACCCGCCCCGGAAGACCGAATCAGGCGACGTGCTCGACGTTGACCAGGCCGTCGGTGTCAACATTGAGACGTTCTTCGACGCCTTGCTACGCGCCTGTGTGGTCGGAGTTGAGGAAGGCGACACGGTGGAGTCGCTGCCGTCCGCTGACCTCGACATGCTCCTTGACGAGCGGATCTCTGATGGCCAGTGGCAGACCCTGTCGTCGGCCGCCTGGACGCTGAACCGGCGGGACGTGGACGTCCCTTTCTCGCGGCCCAGCTCGCTGCCGACCCCGAGCTCCTAGCGGCGGTTACGGCGGCCGAGCGGCTCGGGGTGCCGCCATCCATCCTCGACGGCCGGGCGCTGGCGACCACCTACGAGTACGCCGATGGGCAACTGGTCCGGTCGGTGCAGGAAGCGGCGTGGACCGACCGAGACCGGGCGCTGATCCTCGCCCTCACCTACTACCGCAACACCCGCCTCTGCCCAGCCTGCGGCGGCCTCAAAGACGAGTGCGGGCCGAAGTCGCGCGGCCAGTGGCGGGTGCCGCCGCCGCGGCGCTGCTACCGCGCGGATCGGCTGCTGCTGGCGCAGGAGGGCAGCAAGCGGGAGCGGCCCGATGCCCTGTCGTGGACGGTCGAGCGGGAGGAGGTGACTGATGGCGCGGACGGTGAAGGTCGGGTTGGCGCTGGAGGTCGCCGACTACGTTAAGGGCGCTGACCAGGCGGAACGCAGTACCAAGGACCTCGGCGAAGAACTGGCCGACGCAGCGAGGCAGGGCGACAAGACTGCTACGGCGATGGACAACGCGGCCGGGGGCATGTCCGAGGCTGCCCGTGCCGCCGGGGCGCTGGATCGGCAGATCGACGAGTTGAGCCGGTCACTTCAGGAGCTCGCCATCAAGCAGGCTCTGGCCGGCGACGCTGGGGGTGACCTGGCCAAGCAGATCAAGGCTCAGCAGGCTGAGCTGCGGCAGGCGACCCGTGGACGGAAGCTGATCGACCCTGGGGACGTGGCGCCGCAGGGCATGGAGATCGGCGCCACCCTCGGCGTGTCGACCGCGCAAGGTTTCGCGGCCAGTTTCCAGGCGACCGGCAAGACGATGTTGCACCCCGCGGCGCTGGTAGTTGGCGCTGCGGTCGTGGCAACGATCGCTCCGATCGTCGGCGCCGGGCTCGCCGGTGCGGTGATCGGCGGCGCCGGTGCTGGTGGCGTCATCGGCGGAATCGCGGTGGTCAGCAGGGACTCCCGGGTCGCCGCCTCGGCTGCTGAGCTGGGCGAGGTCTTCCGTAGCACCCTGGAGGTCAGCGCCCTGGCGATGATCCCGGCAACGCAGCGCGGGATCGGCATCCTGCGCCGCGAGATTCACGACGCCGGCAGCGAACTGGAGAGCATTTTCGACCAGGCTGCCACCTTCGTTGAGCCCTTGAGTCGTGGTGCGGCCAACTTCATTCGCCCAATCATCGACGGCTTCGAGGACCTGGTGTCGGTGGCCGGCCCCGTCGTCCGTGAGATCGAGACGGGGATGGGTCGAATCGGTGACGCGATCGGCGACAGCTTGACCCTTATTTCCGATGAGTCCGGCGAGGGCGCGTCGGCGGTAGCAGCCCTCTCGATGATGCTGGAGCAGGGGATCCGGGCTGGCGGTGAGTTCGTTGTCGTCCTCGCGGACATGTACCGCGGGATTCTCACCGCGGCTGCCGCCTACTCGGTCGCGGCGGACAACTTCACCTTCGACTTCCTCCCCGGCGGAGAAAAGATCAAGGACAACCGGGACCGGCTGCACGAACTGAAGGACGCCATGAACGACGGGTCCAGTGCCGCCAGCAGCATGGGCGACACCGTCCCGGGCGCCTTCGACCGGGTGAAGACCGCCGCCGACGGGACCGCCAGTGCGGTGGAGCGGGTCAAGTTCGAGTACACGTCGCTCGCGGACATGGTCGGTGGCATCGTCGACAACAACCTGGCCCTGGCCGAGGCCCAACTGCGGTTGAAGTCGGCGACGAAGGAAGCGGCCGACGCGGTTGACGGCAAGCGGAAGGTGTCGAGTCGGGAGCAGGAGACGCTGCTCGGCCTGGCCCAGTCGCTGAACACCACCACGACGGCGATGGACAAGACTGGGGTGTCCGCCGACCAGGCAGCCGCCGCTCATGGCCGGAACCGGAAGCAGTTGTACGACGCGGCGATCGCCGCCGGCTACACGAAGACCGAGGCCAACGCACTGGCCGCGCAGTGGCTCAAGGTGCCGAAGAACGTCAAGACCAACGTCACCGAGTCCGGTTCAGCGGCTGTCAAAGCCGCGATTGCCAGCATTCCGAACCGCAAGGACGTTCACGTCGCCATGCGGCTGACGGGGTACGCCAACGTCAGCGGCACGATCGCTGCCCTGCGGAAGAACCAGCGGCACGGCGGCATCTACGAGCGGGCCCAGGAAGGGCTGCTCAACGAGGCCGCGTACTACACGCCCCGCAATCCGGGCCGATACATGATCGCCGAGCCGGGCACCGGTGGCGAGGCGTTCGTCCCCCGTAACGGCGACTACAGCCGGTCGATGGACATCCTTAACGGCGCGGCGCGGTGGTACGGCGCCCAAGTCGTCCCCGGCGGCTCCGGCGGCGGCCAAGCCGTGGTCCACAACCACCACTACACGATCAACGCTGGAGGCGGCTTCTACGGCAACCGCAGCCAGGCGTTGGACTGGCTCGTCGGCCTGCTCGATGAGGCGAAGATGCGGGGGCGGGCATGACGGAAACCCCCGAATGGGAGATCCGGGTCGACTGGGCCGCTGACCGCGACTTCAACGCACCCCGGGCCGACATCGCCAGCCGAATCTTCAACCGCGGTACCCGGGTCACCTTGTCCCGCGGTCGTGACCAGGCGCGCGCGTTCAGTCCGATGGCCGGCGCCAATGGTCAGTTCGAGCTGGACAACGGCTCCCGGGACTACTCGCCAGAGAACTTGGACTCCCCCCTCGCCGGTCAGGTCCTGCCCGGCCGTGAGGTGCAGATCAACGCCGACCACGACGGCGCCCACTACGGAGTGGCCTCCCTCCATCTGGAGGACTACAAGGTTCTGCCGGACCACGAAGACCGGTCGGTGATGATCACCCTGACCGACGCGGTGACCCGGCTCCGAGGCGTCAAGGTCTCCACACCCCTCTACTCCGGGATCCGGACCGGCGAGGCAATCAAGCTGTTGCTGGACGCCGCCGGCTGGTCGACCGCGCGCCTCGACCTGGACCCGGGCGTCAGTGTCCTGCCGTGGTGGTGGGTCGAGGACCAGGACGCCGGGTCAGCGCTGCAGGCGCTCGTCGACTCGGAGGGTCCCGGATGCAGGGTCGACGTCGACAGCTTTGGCCGGATCTGCTTCCGCGACCGGCATCACCGAATGTTCTACTTCCGGAGCCAGGAAGCGCAGGCTACGTTCCGCTCCGGCGGCCCCGAGCCCTGCTACTCGGACATGGTGTACGACCACGGCTGGAAAGAAGTCGTGAACGACGTCCGGTTCTCGGTGCCGGTCCGGCATCCGTCTGGGCAGCTCGCCACCGTGTGGTCGATGCAGGGGCCGCAGCCGATCAGCGACGGAGAGACGATCGAGCTGTCGGCACAGGCGAGTACCCCGTTCCTCGGTGCGGTTGTACCTGAGCCGGTTATCGACTATCAGCTGCTCTCCGGCACGGTGCAGGTGTCTCTCTCCCGTACCTCCGGGCAGGCGACCACCGTACGGGTGCAGGCGTTCGGCGGCCCGGCGGTCGTCGCCGACATGAGCGTCCGCGCCTATCCGCTCGTCACTCAGACGACGGTCCAGATCCACGCCGAGGACACGGCCTCAGCCATGTCGCCGATCGGACGCCGGTCGTGGCCGTCCGGCCGGGATCCCGTGTTCGCGCACGTCGAGGACGCGCGGGCGATCGCTGCCCTGATTCTTGGGCAACGGGCACGGCGGCTGCCGACGGTCCACATCACCCTGCGCGGTGGCGTCTACGAGCGGCTGCAGCAGCAGTTGGTCTGCGACCTCTCCGACCGGGTTCGGATCGCGGACACCGAAACCGGCATCGACGCCGACTTCTGGATCGAACGGATCGAACACACGGTCCTCGACGACCTGCAGACCACGTTCGGGTGCGAGCAGATCCCCACGCCGGTCGATGGCGTCTTCACCTTCGACGCCGCCGGGCTCGGGTTCAACGACGGGCGATTCGGCGGTACCGGCCTCGATGACCAGGGCCGGATTTTCGTCTTCGACCACCCGACGCAGGGCCAGTTCGACGTCGGCTTGTTCGCCACCTGAGAGGTCTGATGCTGCTCACCACCACGGCCAGGGCGTACGTCAACTTCGGCCGGTGGGTGGCCGACTGTCCCCGCGACGGATGTTCCAGCGCGCTTGCTCTCGCGCCCGGACAGGCGACATACCACTGCGGTGGCGAGTTCGGCTGCCAGATCGTGACCGAGATCGACTGGCCGGCTAACGCCGACGACATCTGGCAAGTCCTGACACAACGCCCGGCACCGGCTACTCGCAACTGGGCCCCACCGGGGCATCGCCAGGCGTACGCCACCGGGCATCCGACTGGGCAGACGGTGGCGGACCTGATCGCCGAGAGCAACGAGCATGGGGTGAGCTGACATGGCGTGGACGTCCCCGCTGACCGCCGTCGCCAACACCGCATTGACCGCGGCGCAGTGGAACGCGAGCGTGCGAGACAACCTCAACGAGACCGCGCCGGCGAAGGCGACCGTCGCCGGCCAACTTTTCGTGTCGACCGGGCTGAACGCGATTGTCGCCCGGACGCCGACGGTGGCCCGAGTCGCGACCGGTCAGACCACAACCTCGGTCAACAGTTTCGGTGACCTGTCAACGGTCGGACCGACCGTCGGCCCCCTCGTCACCGGCTCGGCCGCGATCGTGGTCATCTCCGCCTCGATGGAGAACGGCACCGGCGGTGGCGGCGCGATCATGGGCTACGCCGTGACCGGTGCGTCATCGATCGCAGCCGACAACTCGAAGGCGTTGCGGCACAGGAGTGGTACCGCGTCGCAGGCGAACCGATCCTCGACGGTGGCGTTCGAGAACGGCCTGACGCCCGGCAGTAACACGTTCACGGCGAAGTACACGACCCCGACCGGTGGCACGGCTACGTTCACCGACCGCGAATTGCTGGTGATCCCCTTATGAGACGCACCCCCCGATCCCTCACGGCCACGGTCCTCACCGCGGTCCTCGTCATGTCCAGCCCAACCCCGGCCGCCGCCGTGGACCGGCCTACCTGGTGGCGCGGCCTCGCGGAACAGGCCCTCGCCGACTTCGCGGCCGTCGACCAGGACAACCAGACCGCGCACGCCTACTCGTACATCGCCGGAGCTCGTGCCCAGCTGTTCGGCTGGGAGGACGCCCAGGTGGGCGTGATGCTCGACAAGCTGCGGTCGCTCCAGAACCCCGACGGCGGGTACGGCCTGGGCTTCGCCTACGACTTCGCCGGCAACGGGTCGGTGAACCCCTCATCGACGACGTACACCGTCACCTTGGCCGACCACGTTGGGCCGATCCTGCTGGATGGTTTCAAGGCGGGGATCATCCCGTTCTCCGAGGTCAAGAGCATCGTCACCCTGCTGATGTCGACGCCTCGGATCGTCTCGGCGAACAGCCCGTACGGCCAGTGCATCGCCTACTCCCGGCACTCCAACGACAACGCCGCCGCCCTGTGCGTGCACAACGTCTCAGCCGGCGCTGCGCGGTTCCTACTCGACGCCGCCGCTGCAGGGGTCGGTGCCGGCGGCCTGGCCGTGCTCGTCGTGGACATCACCAGGCGGGAGACCTTCGCGTACCTGCCGGCGGCCCGCTGGTGGCGGTACATGGACACGCCGTCGATGCAGGACGCGGACCACAACAGCTACAGCGCCGAGAGCATGTACCACCTGGCGTATCCGATCGGCCGCGAGGTCGCGTACTGGCACATGACCAACGCCCCGACGGACAACGCGGCAGCCCCCATTGCGCACCTCCGGCTGCCTGGTCTGCCGCCACGGCCCGGGTCGATGTCCGCGGACGGCACCACAACCCTCTGGTGCGAGCTGTCCGACCAGTGGCGCGGTGAACTCGAGGCGTTCGCGGACTCGTCGAGCTCCGACGGCCGGCGGCTGGCGCAGATCGCCTACTACGCGGCCCGCGCCTGGGCCACCTGCGGAGGTGTGTGATGGGGAAGCAGGACCGGCTCAACTGGATCGGCCGGGGTTCGCCGTTCACCCTGATGCGGCCGGCGGCCAAACTTCGGGACCGACTCAAGGCGCACGGATACACCGTCTACGACATCGGCAACCAGGACCACCTCGAGCACGAACCACCCGAGGACCACACCCCGTTCTCCGATACCGGCTGGCCCGGGAAGGCGAAGTTCGGCATTGGCTACGCGATCGACATCATGCCGCCGAAGGCTGGGGGCAAGTCGAAGCTCACCGGTCAACCACTGCCGTCTTTGCAGAGGCTCGGTGCGCAGATGGTCAACGACCGCAACGCCGGCGTGCCGGGCATCCGGTGGTTGAAGTACCAGAACTGGGAGCCGGAGCGGAACAACGGCGGCCCCTGCTACCAGGACTCCTGGAAGCCGAACCACGCCCGGCGCTCCAGCGGCGACCGGGGGCACATCCATCAGTCCGGCACAACCGGATTCGAGACCAGCACCGTCGGCGACGACTACGACCCGGTGGCCCGGATCTACGGAGAGGACAACGACATGCCCCTGACCAAGGCGGACGAGACCGTCATCAAGCGGGCCGTACACAACATGCTGGTCGGCAAGACGGGTGTCACCGCCGGCCAGATCCTCGACCCGCTGCGGTTCGTCCCGGCGAAGCTGGATGCGATCCTGGCGTCCGTCGCCGACGAGCTGGACGTTGAGGCGATCAACGCCACGATCCGCGAGGAGGGCGAGAAGACCCGCAGCGCGCTGACCGGCGTCCGGGACGCGATCCTGGCCGAACTGCCCGACGAGGGTCCGGTGTCCCGCGAGGACGTCGAGGCGGCATTCCGGACGGTCCTCGGCAGCGTGGACAACCAGGGCTGACCAGTGCGCCGTATCCAGGTCGCCGGCCGGCACCCCTTCGAGGTGGCCATCCTGACGGCCTCGGTAACTGCCGGGGTTGCTCTGCTCGTCGCTGACGAGCGACCCAGGTCGATCGTTGAGGCGATGCCGCCGCTGCTCCAGGACACCTGGAAGGTGGCGCTGATCGTGGCCGGACTGGTCGGGCTGGCGGGGATCTTCTGGCCGCGACTGCCGCTGGTCGGGGTCGGTGCCGAACTCAGCGCCCTGGTGGTGCTCGGCACCGCGACGGTCATGTACGCCATCGCCCTGGCCGCGATCTCTGGATGGCAGGCGCTGGTCGCCGGCTCGTTCATTGGAGGGATCGGCATTGCGTCGTGGTGGCGGGCGTCCCTGATCGTCCGCGATCTCCGGCGCCTGGCCCGCGCTAACGACGCGACGGAAGGCCAGTCATGACCGCGGCGGCCCCGGTCTGGTTGCAGGTCTTGCTGTCGGTGATCGGCCTGATCGGCGGCACCGGTGGCGTGGTCGCGGCGGCCACGGTGCTGGTGCAGCGCAGGAAGCTCAAGGCGGACGCGGCCGACGTCATCTCCGACGCGGCGATCAGCCTGGTCACCCCGCTCAAGGCCCGGATCGCCGAACTGGAGACCGAGGCCAAGGCGGACCGCCGGAGGGCTGCGGCCAGGGATCACGAGCTGGACCGGATCCGGGACGCCCTACGGGACCTGACCCGGCTGATGCTGCGGCTGCGGGAGAAGATCCTGGCCGACCCGACCGCCTCGCCGGAGCTCCGAGAGATGGTCCACTCGGCGCCCGGCTCAGGCGAGGTCAACGGTCGGCCGTAGCGCACTGGTGGTCGGGGTCGAAGAGCACCTTGTCGCAGCCCTGCTCGCCGCACTTCCGGAGCCGGCCCATGGTGCGGCATCCCTTCGGGCAGGTGCCCCAGCCGACGAGCCACCGGTGACCCGGGGCGTGCGGCGGTGGGACTGCCTCGCGCCAGATGCGCTGGCCGCGCACCCACGCCCATTCGCCCCTGACCACCTGGTCAACCTATCTCCGCCGCCCTCGCCAAGGAGTAGTAGCTATGAGGTATCCGATCTTCCGCCGGTACCGATGGCACAAGCGCACCCAGCTCGATATCGCGCTCGGCCGCTTTGCCCGGTTTGGGTATCTCGGCATCGGTTGGACTTGGCTGGACGGCCACCGACCGGTCCTGTACTGGTCCCCCGACGCGACCCCGTCGCATAAGCGCGCCGTCGGTCCCTGGCGTCGGTACGGACTCTGAGTCGCCGACCCCAGGGCCCTTGGGGTCGGTCCCAACAAGCCCCTGAGGAGGGGTACCCCATGTCCGAGTTCGACAGCAATCCGGCGCCCGCGCCGACCATCGAGAGCAAGGTCAAGGCCGCCGCGACGTGGTCGTACCTCGGCCTCGTCGCGCTGCTCGCCGTGCTCAACGGCGTATCCGACACCAACCTCGTGACCGGCCTGCCCGACGTCGTCGAGGTGCTCGTCGCCCCGATCATCCCGGCCGCGATCGGCCTGGTCGCCGGGTACGTGGCGAAGCACACCCCGCGCCCGGACCTGCCGGCGGCCCAGCGGTAGTTCCCGCCCGCTCTCGCAACACACAGCGCCCCCGCTTCCGGTTCGCCGGCGGCGGGGGCGCTGTGTGTCTGGGGTCAGTCGACCGGCTCGCAGTCCAAGCAGTCAACGGCCGATACGGTCGGGTGCAGGTGGCACAGCGTCAACACCTCGAAGCCGCGGATCTCGATGCCTCGCTCGGCTGCGATCCGGCGCACGGCCTCGTAGCCGTGCGGGTCCCGTCGCTGGTCAGTGACGGTGCCTACCAGTTCGCCGTGGAGGAACACGCCGAGCGGCATGTGCGCTGACGCGTCCTGGCGTTCGAGGCTGCTGCTCATTGGATGCTCCGTCCGGATAGAGAGGGTGGGTCAGTCGACGGGCTCGTAGACGGCAACCGGATCCACCCCGGTGTCCGCGTTGTCGCCTTCCCAAACCACCACCCGCCAGTTGTCGCCCTCGGCGATGTTCTGGTTTTGCGCCACGTCGGCGGCCACCTGATCTGCTGAGTCGGTGCTCTCCACGGTCTCGGCCGGCGCCAGTGCCTGCCAGATCGTGCCTTCGGCGTTGCTGGCCTGGATCTCGACGGTGTACACAGTGGGCTCCTTGATGGCGACGATGCGGGCGGCGGGCTTGCCGTTGCGGGTGAGCACGACATCGGTTCCCTGCTGGACGGCGGTGACCAGGTCACCAAGCCGCTTCCGGGCCTCTTCGATGCCAACCTCTTTGCTGCTCATGCCCTAAACCTTAAGGTTTCGACGTCCATGATCACAAGACAAACCTTAAGGTTTCTGCTGTCACCTGGACGACAGTCAGCTCACGCCCACGACCTTGCACGACCCGGCGCTGGTCACCTCGGCGTCCAGCAGCGTCGTCTCCTCCACCCGCGCCGTGTCACCCGGCCGGACGTTCCGCACGTACGCGGTGTCGGTGTCGATCCGGTTCCCGCTGCCGTCCCGGTACTCGATAGCCACCTTGGCGGTCCGCGTCGAGTCCCCGTTGTTCTTCACCTGGATACCGACCGTCGCGCTGCTCAGCGGACCCGGGGTGAACGTGCACGACACGACCGAGGCGTCCATCTTCGACGCCGCCGAGTTGCCGGCGACCGCGCCGACGACGGCGACACCCACGCAGACCACGACCACGGACCCGACGATGATGCCGATGATCGCGAAGATGCCGCCGGGGCTGGACCAGAAGCTCCGCTTCACCGGTGGCCGCTGCGGGTAGGCGCCCGGCGCCGGGTACGGGCCCGGGTACGGCGGCGCTGAGCTGGCCGGGGGCGCCATGTAGGACTGGCCGGCGAGCGGGTCGTAGGGCGGTGGGCCGGGGCTGACGGGTGGCTGGCTCATGACCCGGCACCGTACTGACCGCGAGCAGCTGATCACGATCCGCCGAGTAGGCCGGACAGTGGACTGCTTGGCGGCGCTGGTTGTCCAAACGGAACGACGGCCCGGACTCAATGTCGCGGACCGCCGCCCGTAGCGAGGGGTGGGCCCGGGGCCGACACGGTAACCAGCCAGCCGGCTCCGGAACCCGTGTGGCGGGAACCCTGCCAAGGAACCCCGACCACATCGGGCATCTTGCCGGCCTTGGTATACCAAGTCAACCCGCTGACCAGCCATGTTGGACCCCGCATGATCGGCGTGGTGAGGTGACGGAATCCTGCCAAGGAGCCCCACCGCCGTGCCCGCAGACGACACCAAAAAGCAGCGTGTCATCGACGACCTCACCCGCCGGATCCGCGCCGGGGAGTGGCGTCCGGGCACCCGCATCCCGTCCCGCGCCCAGCTCGCCGCCGAGTACGAGGTGAGTGAGCAGACGATTCGCGACGCCACCCGCGAGATGGTCACCGCCGGGCTGCTGGAGTCGGTGCGCCGCGGCGGGCTGTACGTGCGTCTGGGTTGAGCAACGAGAGCGCCCCGCCTTCCGGGTCATCCGGGGCGGGGCGCTTCGTCGTGCGTGGAGTCAGGCGGCCTGCTCCACCGGCACGTAGTAGCCGAGCTTCCCGCCGTCAGGCACGACGTGGCGGACAAAACCTGCCTCCATCAGCACGCCGAGCAGGTTGTACACCTGCCGGTCGGAGTACTTGGTGGCGTCGCCGATCTGCCCCGGCTTCTGGTGCCCGGATCGGACCGCGTCGAGCAC